GCCAACCCCCGCCAACCCGCCACCCCCCGATTCTGCTCACGCGCAGTGAACACCAAGGCCGCCGCCTGATGCCCCCGCGCAAGCCCGTCAATCCGGGCATCGAGCAACGCATCGAAGCCACCGCCGACCACGTACGCCACTCCACCTGCCGTCGCTGCGGTGCCCCAATCCTCACCGCCCGCGCCGGCCGGGTCGCAGCACTCGACGTGGTAGCCGACCCGGAACCCCTGACGCCGATGCAGGAACTCCTCGCCCTCCTCGCCGGGCAGCTCACCTGGCACCTCGTCACCGGGTCCCTCGGCACCCAGCGCATCACCTGGCGCACCGCCACAAGCATCCGAGCCGGCCCTCCCCGCCACCCCGTCATCGCCGACCACACCTGCCCACCGCAACCCGTACAGGAGAGCCTTCTGTGACCAGCACTCCGATCACGACAGCACCACCGACCCCCGTGGTGTTCCAGAACTTCACCCTCCACCTCCCCCCCGGGCTGAAGCTCCTCAACGCCAACCAGCGCGTCCACTACCGGGTACGCGCCGAAACCACCGCGGGCATTCGTGGAGCAGCACGCGAAGCCTGCCTCGCCCACCCGGCTCTCCGCGCCGCACTCGTCACCGCGGGAGAAAACCCCGTCCTGCAGCACGCGTGGATCCTCGGCGTTTACCACCCGGGGTCTCTCCGACGGGCCGACCCGGCGAACTGGTACCCATCTTTCAAAGCGGCAGTCGACGGGATTGTCGAAGCGGGCCTCCTGGAAGACGACGACCACCTCCACGTCCTCGGCCCGGACATGCGCCTCGGCCACGTCGTCAAAGGCGGCCAGATCGCCCTCCACATCTACGAAATGACCCCCGACGCAATGCTCCCCGGGGCGTGGGGCGCAGCCCAGAACGTGGTGGCCTCGTGACCACACGCCCGGAATCCCCGCCCGCCCAGTGCGTTTGCCGTGGTGAATGCGGAACCACCCACCTCAACACCCAACGCCAGCCCGACCAATGCCCCCGAGTTGACGGGCAGTACGTCAAGGGCCTCGGCCGGCAGCACCTCATCACCGCGCCCACCGACCCGGCAGCGCCCTTCCGCTCCGGAGTGCCCCTCATGGCCTGGTGCCGCACCTGCTACGACACGGGACGCCGCAACGCGAAACGCACAGAACGCACCACACCACCACAGGACGACGGGCTCTTCACATGACCATGCCACTGACACCGAGCGGAGAACCCGCCGGTCGTGCCGCCTGCCGCGACCACGACCCAGAGCTGTGGTTCCCCAACGGAACTGGCCCCCACTACCACGCCCAAATTCAGCAAGCCAAATCCATCTGCAACACATGCCCCGTCCGACCCGCTTGCGCCCAGCTGGCCATCGAAACCGGCGAAGCCGAGGGCGTGTGGGGCGGCCTCGATCCGAGCGAACGCCGCGGTGTCCGACGGCGCCAGGGCCAGTACGGCCGGCGCCGCGACCTCTCCCCCTGCGGAACTCTCGCCGCGTACCGGCGCCACCTCCGGCGAGAAGAAATCGTGTGCGACCTCTGCCGCGAATCCGCCCGCATCTCCAAGCAAACCCAACCCGATACCGACGCGGAAGCCGCGTGAAGCCCCCCGCTCCCGTACCCGAAGCGCCAGCGAGACGCCCCCACCGACCCCACCACCGGCAGCCACCCCGACACCGGAGCCCAGTGATGCCCATCCGACCCGAGAACCGCCACCGCTACCCGACGAACTGGGCGCAGATCAGCCTCCGCATCCGCACCGAACGCGCCGCCGGCCAATGCGAGTGCGAAGGCGAGTGCGGACGCGGAACCCACACCGGCCGCTGCCCCAACCGCAACGGCGGCACGGCGTACGGCACCGGCTCGAAGGTCGTGCTCACCGTCGCGCACCTCGACCACACCCCCGAGCACTCCGGCGACGACAACCTCCGCGCCATGTGCCAGGGCTGCCACCTCCACTACGACTGGCAGCACCACGCCGAGACCGCCGCAGCCACCCGACGCGCCGCACGAGAAGCCGCCGGACAACTCACCCTCGACACCGCCTGACCCGCAGAACCCCACCCCGCCGAACGCCCCGCCCGTCTTCGCGCGCACCCCAACCCGCAACCACCAGGAGAACCCGTGAGCAGCCGCATCGAGGAAGGCCAGGAGTACCTGGCGTGCAAGCCGACACGGTCCCGCCCCGGTGAGCACTACATCCGTATCCGCGTGCTCCACCCGGGGCTGTTCGACGGCAGCAAGATCCTCGTCGCGACGGTCCACCTCGACAGGCACGGGCGGGCGTTCCTCGACCGGCGCCGCCAGATCGACGTCAGCCAGCTCCACGACGACCCGGCCCGCAAGACCGGCTACCGACTGACCCCCGCCGTCTGAGCCCGTCCCGCCCACACCAGGAGACCCCGTGCAGAACACCACGACCACAAGGCCGGCGAGCTGCCCGTTCTGCGAGATCGTTGCTGGTCGCGCGCCCGCCACGGTTGTCCGCGAGTGGGACGAGACCATCGCCATCGTCCCGATCGGACCCGTCGTGCCGGGCCACGTCCTGGTCGTCCCGCGCGAGCACGTCAGCGACTTCGTGGACGACCCCGTCGTGTCCGCTCAGACCATGTACCGGGCCGCCGAACTGTGCGACGACTTCGGCTCGTACAACGTGATCACTTCGCGCGGCCGGTGGGCGACGCAGTCCGTGTTCCACCTTCACCTGCACGTCGTGCCCCGGACCAAGAACGACGGCCTCGCGCTGCCCTGGTATTCGGGGCGCAGCAAGACGACCGCCTCCACCGCCCCGCCTGAGCCCCTACCCGCCCCGTAGCAGTCCGGACGTCTCCCGATCGCTCCTGACCCAATCCCTTCCCCTTAGAAAGGCCATCCCTGTGGCAACCGAAACCCCCACCCCGACCGCAACGGCCCTGCCCGAGCAGATCCCCGCCCCGCCGAACGCCATCTGGCACGGCCAGTGCGGGCTCTGGTGGACCGGCAACGAGCGCTCACACGCCAGTTGCTGCCACCGCACGTTCAGCAGCCTGTCCGCGTTCGAAGCGCACCGCCGCGGCCTGCGCTGCAACGACCCGGCCACCGTCGGCCTCATCGCCCGGGCCAAGCCCTACGGCGACCTGTGGGGTTGGCCGGCGCCCGACGGCGGCTACGGCTTCCACGGGCCCGCAGTCCCCGCCCCGTAGCGGCCCCCGCGCCCCGTTGCCGCCCCGCATGTCCACCGCCCGCCTGTGCGGGGCGCACACGACCACACAACACCGAAGGAGCAAGCCGTTGAGCACCGAGCAGATCCGCGTCCGCCGAGGCGACCTCGCCGTCATCGAGCGCATCAACGTCTCCCACTCGACCACCGAGGGCCGCACCGAAACCACCGAGTACGTCGTCATGGTCGTGTCCAACCTGACCCGCGAAGGGCGCATCAAGGCCGTGCGTGACACCCGCTGGTCCGATAGCGGCTACGCCCAGCCCCTGGAGCGCATGGCCGGCTTCCAGCGCGTCCACACCGTCGCCCAGGCCGACATCGACGTGGACGCCGCGACCGCCGCCGCCCGCGCCCACGTCTACCCGGGCAGCATTACGCCCCGGCCCTACGCCTCACTCGACGACGTGCGTGCCGCGCTGGCCCCGCACCGGACCGGAGGCGGCAAGTGATCACCGACCTGCCCGTCGCGCACGGCTGGACCATGCGCAGCCTCGACCAGGTGACCCGGGCCTCCGTCAACAACGACCGGTCCAGGGCCTCCGACGCCGACACCCGCTACAACACCGCCTGGTCCGCGATCGCCGAGCACCTGTGCGCTGCTGAGGAACCGCCCACCTGGCACGACCTGTTCACCACCGGCTGGCGGGCCATCTACGCCGAGGTCCGCGAGATGCGCGAGAACTACGGCTTCAAGGACCGCGACGGCACCACCGAAGTCGCCTCCGGCCAGCGCTACGTCCAGTACTGGTGGCAACCCCCGCACCGACCTGAAGAAGGACTGCTGGAGCGGATCGCCGTCTACGAAATCCTCGCCACCCTGCCCGACGTCGACCGCGACGCGATCGTCGCCCTCGCCGTCCACGGCGACTACCAGGCCGCCGCCGACTCCCTCGGGCTCAAGTACAGCGCGCTGACCCAGCGCCTCACCCAGGCCCGTCGTCGGTTCCGCGTCCAGTGGTACGCACCCGAGACGCCGCCCCGCAACAAGGGCACCGACCGGCGCATCGGGTCCCGCACCAAGCCCCTCGCCACGCACTGCAAGGGCGGCAAGGGCCCGCACGAGATGACCCCGGAGAACACCTACCGCCGGCCCGCGGCCAAGGCCGGTCACCGCGGCGAACGCTCCTGCAAGGCGTGCGAGGCGGAGCGCGGTAAGGCACGTGTCGCGGCCAGGCAGCGAGCCGCCTGACCGCCCGGCCGGGTCGCTCAACGGCAGAAGCCGCCGCCTTAAAAGCGGCTCAAGTGCGGGTTCGAATCCCGCTCCGGCCACGACCACCCGCCGACCTCCGAGGAGCGCCACGTGACCACCACCCCCGCCGTTGAGGAGCCCCCGCATGCCTGACATCCGCCTTCGTCACCTCCGCGACGTGGCGACCATCTGCCCCGCCACGCTCGCTCTGTCCACCGGACTCATGATCAACCGGTGCGAACTCGACACCGGACACGACGGGCGCCACAAGGGCGGCTGCTCACTCTGGCCCGACAGCGCAGCCCACTACCCCAGCACCACCGAGGAGCCCGACCGTGCCTGACCCCACGCCAGAGCCCGACGACTACCCGACGTGTCACGGGACGGACGGCCGCATGTGCCACGGCCGCGCCTGCATCATCGACGAATGCGTCACCTCCCGGACGACCCCGGACAACCCGCCCGTCTCGTCGTGTGCCGGGTGTGCGGGCTGCGGCGGACCCGACTGTGCCGAACGCCCCGACCGCGCCGCGCACGCCTGCTCGAACTGCGAGGGCATCGACCCGACGAGCTGCCTGGCCAACCCTGACCGCGCGCAGCTCCCCGCCACGGTCACGGTCGTCGTACACGCCGCCACCCCGGCCGACTCCCGAAGCCGCGCCCAAGCCATCGCCGACCTCGTAGCCGCCGAGTACGGGCAGGAGACCAGCCTCGTCATCAAGGTTGCGGGCGGAACGGGGGTGGGCTGGGTCGCCGACCTGGCGCAGTCCGGCGTCAGCACGCCCGGGTGCGACTGCGGACACGGCGGCATGGGGCGCAGCTGGCACGCCAGCGACTGCGCGTGGCGCCGGACAACCCCGGACAACCCTGCGACCAGCAGTGACACGGCGGACAACCCGGCCGTCCCCGCGCTCCGCGACCAGTTGGCGGCCAGCCCCCGCGAGCCCGCTTACGACGCGGTGTACGCGTACATCCGCGAGCTCGGCGACCACATGCCGCCCGACCCGGTACACCGCAACGCGATCATCTGGCAGGCTGTCAACGCCGCCCTCGCCATGATGCAGCCGGTCCTCACCGAACTGGCCGAGCTGCGCACCGAGTACGAGCGCGTCCGCCTCATGCTCCACGCCTCCCGCGGCCAGCGGGCCACAGCGCAAGCCGCCGCCTCCGAGCGCGCCGCCCTCCTCGAAGAAGCCCGGGACATCCTCGAAGCCGCCGGGGACAACGGTGCGCACGGTGACGACCGGCCCGCCGTCGCCCCGGCCGTCCAACGTCTCGCCGCCCGCGCCACGGAGGCCGAAGCCGAAGCCCGGCGGTTGGAAGACCTGGTGGAGCGCCTTGGGCAGACCGAGGTTCAGCAGCGGGACACCATCGCCCGCGTCCGCGCACTGCACGACCAACTGGCCAACGGCAACGACCTCACCGACCCCGAAGACGAGATGACGCGGGGCGGGGCAGCCCAGCGGATCGCGGCGGCTCTCGACGGATGGAGCCCGCCCGCCGGCCAGACCGACGGAGACGCCCGGTGACCGGCGGCCCGTCCAGTACGCCGGCCGGTGAACACCCCGGGCGGCCCGGGGCGACGTGGGACACGGCCATCGTCCGCACCGAGACCGTCATCCCCGATGACACACCCGACCCGCCCCCGCCCAACCGGGCCACACGGCGCGCCATGCAACGCACAGCGCGAAGGAGCAGCACGTGAGCAGCACCGAACCCGACCTGCGCGCACGCATCAGGCAGGCCATCCGCAACGAAGCCGAAACGCACAGCTGCCTCTACCAGGAAGGCATCGACGTTGACGAGATGACCGCCCGCGTCATGGCCGTGATTGGTGGGGAGCAGCCGCCGCCGGTCGTTGTCACGATCAACCCGGAGATCACCACACTGACCGCGAAGCTCCTCACCCACTGGGCGCCCGCGTGCCCGAGCGGACGCCACGTTGCCCACCCCGGGTACGACTGCGACGAGCAGGACGCGCTGGCAGAGGCGTGGGGGAAGACGTGGGGCAAGTGGCTGGCGGCGGGCAAGAAGGCGCAGCACCGGGGCACGGTCAGCCCCGCCCTGCGCGGCCCGAACTACCCGGCGCCCGCGCCTGATCCGGCACCGCTGCGCGCCATCGCCGAGCAGGCGCTAGCCGAAGGGTCAGCGCTTCCCGGGGTGCGGCCGTACTCGGAGGTGAAGGTGACCACCGGCCGCGCCCCGGATGCCCTTGCACCAGACCCCGGGCCGTTCACCACCGAAGGGCTCTACGACCAACTGATGGCCGTGTTCGGCGTCCCGCTCCCGCCGCCCGCCCTCGCCCCAAAGGGGTCTTGCCCCTGCGGCGGCGGGGACTTCGACGGCGAGTCGATCCACGCACCCGAGTGCCCCATCCACCCAGTACGGCTCAAGTGGGCCGCCGAGGCTGCCACGGCGCTGCTCCCCGAAGAGGCGCGCGCAGCCGGGCTGCACTTCGAGTACGACACCACGGAGCCCACCTCATGATCTGCCAACCCTGCGCCCGAGCGGCCGACACGCGTGCGCCCCGCGACCAGCACTGCACCAACCCCGCCTGCATGTGCGGACACAAGACCGAGCGGTACGGAACCACCACCGCGCTCCCGCCGACCACCGCGACGGGCGAAAGAGGCGATGGCCGGTAGCCCCGGCGACCACCGGCCCACCATCCAACTCCCGCTCCGCGACCAACTGGCATTCATGAAGCTCGTCGACGCGGAGACACACCGCGCGGAGAGGCGACTCCTCGACTCCTGTGCGCGCCCCGGGGATATGGGTCCACACGCCGAGCACCTGCTCACTGAGACGTTCCGCCTGATGTGGCGCACCCCACCCGACAAGGAGCCCAGCCCGTGACACCCGAGCACCCCACGCCCAAGGCCTACAAAGCCCGCCTCACGGAAGACAACACCCTCTACGCCCGGACCGCAGGCCAGAACGTCGCGATCCGCCGCAACCACCATGGCCTCACGCAGCGCCAACTCGCGGAGGCCATGAGCCAGGCCGGATACCCCATGACCGAGAGCATCATCTTCTTCACGGAGAAGGGCAGCTCCGGGGCCCGGAGCGAGCCCCGGCCTCGCAACATGAGCGTGGATCACCTCATGGCCTTCGCGGCGTTCTTCGGGTGCCAGCCGATGGACCTCCTCGCGCCCGCCTGCCCGAACTGCGAGGGCGTCCCCCCGGTCGGCTTCACGTGCAACGCCTGCGGCAGCAGCCGCGCACCCGTCGATGACCGCGCGTAACAACTCCGTCACACCGGCCATTCGTGGGTGTGCCGGGTGCCACGCTCAACCCCGCCACAACCACCACAAGGGGGGACCATCGTGCGCACCCGCACCACGCTCGCCATCCTGCTCACCGCCGGCGCACTGCTCACCGCCTGCTCAGGCAGCAACGGCACCGACACCGCGGCCAGGCCCACCGGCACCACCGCAGCGGCCGAAGCCAAGATCGACTGCTCCGACACGGCCCTGTCCCAAGCTGACTGGACCGCGAACTGCACCGGCCCGTCTGCCGACACCGCCGGCCTCACCAAGCAGTTCGGCCAGACATACGCCTGGCCCGACGGGGTGACGGCAACAGTCACCCAGGCGCGCGTGTTCACCGCCTACGACCGCGCCGGCGGGGAGAAGCCCACCGGAGACACCGACTACCAGGTGATGATCAAGGTCACCAACGGCGGGCACACCCCGTTCGACCTGAGCACCCTGTCCGTGATCACCGCCGGGGCGACCACCGGCGGAGAAGCCGCAGCCACCTCCTGGTCCAACGGGGCGCCCGGACTTGAGGGGCGACTGGCTCCCGGGGTGACGGTCATGAAGGCAGACGGCGAGGCGCTGGAGAAGCAGTTCGGACGGAAGATCGTCGTCACCGTGCAGCGCATGTCCGCGGCCGGCGACACCATGGCCTTCCCCGAATTCACCGGGAGTATCACGGGGTGAGGGAGGATGGGGACATGAGCAAGTTCGCGAAATTCGTGGGGACCCGCACCGGCGGCGTGCTCTGGTATTGCACCTGGTGTGCAGTGAGTTGCGGCCTCGTTTTCGTGCTTCAGCACCTCGGCTTGCGGTAGCCCCGCCCCGAACACGCAGCGGCCCCCGGATGCCACGTCTCCGGGGGCCGCGCCCATCCCGCCTACCGGGTGGCCTACTTGCCGCCGCGCCGCTTCCGCGTCCTCGCAGCCTTCCGCGCCATCACCGACCGCTGCACCCGGGTCCGGCCCGCGTTACTGATGCGCGCAGCCTTCGCCTTGCTCGCACCCTGCCGGCGCAGCGCCCTGTACGCGTCCTGCCGCGAGCGGAAGACAAAGCCAAAACGGCCGCCACGAGCTGAAACCATCAGTCTCACTGCCAATCGACACCCAGAACATGGGATGATTCGACGTCTTCGCCTACGATTCAAAGGTACCCGCACCGGCCGGAGGCGCACATGAGCGACGACACCCCAGGATGGGGCCACGACGACATCCCCCCACCCCCGCCCAGGCTGGAGCGAGCACGCAACAGCCGCCACCAATTCCAGACCCCGCCCAACCAACGCGACCGCGACGTATGGGCCGCCGAACGCCGCCACAAAAACAACTGGACGTTCCAGCAGATCGCCGACGCCCTCGGCATCAAAAGCAAGGGCAACGCACACGCCCACGTCGAACGCGGCCGCCGCGCACCCGACGCCGAACGCGAGCAGCGCGCCGCAGAAGTACGCGACATGCTCCGCGAACGCCTGGAGTTGATGCACGAGGCCGCCCTGGAGGTGATGGAGCGCAAGCACCTCACCGTCTCCCATGGCCGCATCATCATGATCAAAGACGAGGCCACGGGCGAAGAGACCCCCCTCGTCGACGACGCACCCGTGCTGCAGGCCATCGACCGCCTGCTCAAGGTCAACGAGTCCGCCCGGAAACTCGACGGCCACGACGCAGCGGCCAAGCTCGACGCGACGCTCACTACCATCCCGCAGAACGCGGAACTGCAGGAGCGGATCCGTCTGGCCAAGGAGCGCGTCGCCGACCAGGAGCGGCGACTGCTCGCAGGCGAAGACGACCAGGCGGAATGAGCGGGTACCTCGCCGGGCTCGACGCCGAGACGTTCGACCTCGACACCTACCTCGCCGCACAGGACGCCGACCTCCTCGCCGACCCCGAAGGCCGCCAGACCCTCACCCGCCTCGACCCGCTGCTGTTCGCCCTCGTCTACCTCAGCCACCACCTCAAGGACTCCGACGGGGAGATCACCTTCGGCGACGCCCACCTCGACTGGGCCCGCGCCGGCCAAGGATGGGTCAGGCCCGTGGCCGGCCCGGCGGAGGAGCGGGACGCGTGGATCGCCCCGCGCAACACCGGCAAGTCAACATGGTGGTTCCTGATCCTGCCCTTGTGGGCGGCCGCGCACGGCCACGTCCGGTTCGCCGCAGCGTTCGCCGCGTCAGCGACACAGGCCGAGACCCACCTGGCCACGGCGAAGAGCGAGATCGACCGCAACGAACTGCTGCGCCTGGACTACCCGGACCTCTGCGCCCCCGCGCGGCGCCCATCGGGCAACAGCGTCGCGGACACCCAGTCGATGTACGTGGCGAAGTCCGGCTTCGTCTTCGCGGCCCGCGGCGTGGACAGCTCCAGCCTCGGCATGAAAGTCGGCGAGCAGCGCCCTGACTTGATCTTGCTAGACGATATTGAGCCGGACGAGAGCAGCTACAGCCCCGACCTCGCGGCCAAACGGAAGACGACATTCCTCGACGCGATCCTCCCCCTGAACATCTACGCGAGGGTCGTGATCTGCGGCACCGTCACCATGCCGGGGAGCATCATCCACCAGCTCGTCAAGCACGCCCGTGGCGTGGAGACCGCCGACTGGATCCGCGAAGAAGGCATCCGCGCGCACTACTCCGCGCCCATCGTGCAGCGCCCGGACGGCACGGAGCGGTCCATGTGGCCGGCGAAGTGGCCGCTGACGTACCTGCTGGAGATTCGGCACACCAGGTCCTACGCCAAGAACATGGCCAACGACCCGCTCGCCGCGGACGGTGCACTGTGGTCGCCCGACGACTTCCGCTATCCCGAACCGCCGGACGACATGGCCCGCTTCGAGGGGCTGAACCGGTCCGACCGCCGCGACCCCGTCACCGGCATCGACCCGGCCACGCACATGATGCTGAGCATCGACCCGGCGACCACCGCGAAGCGCACCAGCGACTTCACCGGGCTCGCGGTCGTGTCCTGGTCCGCGCAGCACCGCCGCTGCACTGTCCACGCTGCGACGGCCGTCCGCGTGCAGCCCGGCCCGCTGCTGCGGGACTTGGTGCTGGCGTTCCTGGACGAGTTCCCGCAGATCGGCCTGATCCTGATCGAGGTCAACCAGGGCGGCGACACCTGGAAGGCGATCCTGCACGACATGCCGGTGAAGGTGAAGCCCGTCTCTCAGTCGGAGAACAAGTTCGTCCGGGCGGAGGGCGTGCTGAACCACTACCAGCGAGGCCGGGTGCTGCACGCGCGCCGGCTGCCGGAGTTGGAGCAGCAGATGTGCACGTTCCCGAAGGGCCCGCACGACGATCTTGTTGATGCCGTGGGTTCGGCAATTAGGAGATTCATACCGGCGGCCAAGAAGACTCTGCCGCGAGGGGCTTCAGCAAGCTACGTATAGCAGTTCCGACTGCGTATACTTGCTGAATGGAGACCCCCATCCCCTGCATCCCGTGGACGGGACGCATCAATGTCGACGGATACGGAACCATCGGACAACGCCTTGCGCATCGGGTTGCATGGGAGGAGTCAAACGGCCCGATACCAACTGGGATGACCCTCGACCACGTCTGCCACGACCCGGCAGTCTGCCGCCTCGGCCCCCAGTGCCCACATCGCCGTTGCATCAATCTCGCTCACCTCGAACTCTGCACTGCGGCGGAGAACAAGACTCGGGGTGGCGTCGGCCTTCCGCAGCTGGCCAGACAGGACTGCCCGAGGGGTCATCCATACGGTGGCGACAACCTGCTGATCTCTGGTGGCAAGCGGCTTTGCCGGACCTGTCGACGCGAGGCCCTGCGCGACCGACGGCTCGCAGTCAAGCAGAGGCGTTGCAGCGACTCGGGGCACGCCTATTCGCCCGAGGCCGACGCAGAAGGAAAGACCTACTGCTCCGTCTGTCGGGCGGCCACGGCGCGTGAAGTCGGCACGCGGAACAAGCGGGAGCACTGCCCGAAGGGTCATCCGTACACGGCGGAGAACAGCTACACCTTCGGCGAGTACGTGAAGTGCCGCCAGTGCAACCTCGACGCCATGGCCAGGCGCTCCGAGCGGAAGCGCCTGAGGCACGCCGAGGAACGGGGGCACGTCTACGACTTGGCTGCGGACGTGAACAGCAAGCCGTACTGCCGGACGTGCCGTCGGGAGAACCCTGGGCCGGGGAAGAGGTGATCTCTTCGATTTGAAGGCGCTGGGCCGATTGGAGCCTGCTTCCAATCGGCCTGGTCCGCCCGCTATCCTTCGATTCAAAGGGACTAGTGGGAGGTCTGCCTTGGATGACGTGGAGCGCGCCGACCTCATGTGCGGAATCAGAGAGCTCAAGGAATCCCGCCACGGCTACGACAAGGCCGCCGCCTACTACGACGGCAAGGTCCCCGAGGTCTTCAGCAGCCTCCGCCTGCGCCGCGCCCTCGCGATCCACGGCCTCGACTTCGACCTGAACTTCGCGAAGACCCCCGTCAACGCCGTCGTCGACCGCCTGGAGATCGCCGCGATCACCAGCACGGACGAGGCCACCGACGTCCTGATCTCCCAACTGTGGCAGGACAACGCCCTCGACCTGGAGATGCCCGACCTGCACCGGCGGGCCTGCGAGTTCGGCGACGCCTACCTGATCGAACTGCCCGTCGAGGACGACAAGGGCAACACGGTGCGGGTCGATATGTACTACAACTCCCCGCAGACCGTGCGGATCGTCTACTCCGAGGAGAACCCCCGACTCAAGGCTTTCGCGATCAAGCGCTGGCGCGACGGCCCGTACGTCCGCGCAGAGCTGTACTACGACGACCGCATCGAACGCTGGACCACCGGCAAGAACCAGGACGGCAGCAAGTCCGGCGAGTGGTCCCACTGGACAGCCACCCCCGAGGACGGCGAGCCAGGAGACCCCGAGTCGTGGGTCATCCCGCACGACTACGGCGAGGTCCCCGTCTTCCACTACCGCACGGACCGCCCCTACGGGGTGCCGGAGCACTTCGGCGCCTACGGCCCGCAGAACGCGATCACCAAGCTGCAAGCCACCCACATGGGCACCGTCGACTACCAGGGGTTCCCCCAGCGGTACGCCCTCACTGATTCCGCGACCACCGACACCTCCGACCTGGACCCCGGCGACTGGGACGACCAGGACTTCCCCGTCGACGCGAACGCCACCGGCGTGAAGGACATCGGCGACGACAGCTCCCTGAAGTCCGGGCCCGGCGAGGTGTGGCTGCTCCGCGGCTTCAAGGCCGTCGGCGAGTTCAACGCCGCGCAGCCGGCGGTGTTCTGGGACCCGATCGGCGCGAACATCCGGGCGATGGCGCAGATCACGACGACACCAACCCGCATGTTCGAGCACCAGACGATGATCCCCCGCTCCGGGGAGTCCTACAAAGCGGAGGACGACCCGTTCACCCGCAAGGTCCGCAACCGGCAGGTGTCCTTCGGTGCGACGCACCGGGAGGCGTTCGTGTTCGCGCTGCGGTGCCTCGGTGTGGAGAACCCGGTCGTGACGGTGCGGTGGACGCCGGCCGCGACGGTGGACGACCAGAGCGGGTGGCTGACCATCACCGAGAAGATCAAGAACGGTGTGCCGCGCCGTCAGGCCCTCATCGAGGCCGGATACCGGGCTGAGCAGGTCGACCTCTGGTTCTCCGGGACTGACGATGCCGAACTCGAGCGGCGCGTGGAGATCCTTGCGAAGATCGCTGCCGCCGCGCAGCAGCTCGGCACCGCCGCGACCCTCGGTGTACTCGACCAAGGCCAGGTGACCGCACTGCTCGCCGAGGCACTGGCTGGAATCGACGCCCCCGAACCGCCGGACAGCAACTGATGACGTACCGCAGCGAGCACCTGATGCGCCTCGTGCAGGGCGACCACACCGATGCGGTGCGGGCCCTCGAAGACCACACCGTCGAGCAGGCCCTGGGCGACCTTGACGGGCAGTTCGACACCCTCGCCCGCAGCACACTCCGCGCTTGGGTGCGCCTGTTCGGCGGCCCCATGGCTTCGGCCGTCGCAGGCACCGCCCTTGATGGGCTCCTCGCCGCGATCCGTGCCGCCGTGCATCGGCTCCTGGACCAGCTCGGCCCGCGCGTGGGCCGCATCCTGCGAGGCGCCCTTCCCGGCGCCCTCACCCTGGGCGCCACGCAGGGCGTCGAGTTCCTGCGCGCCGCATCCGGCCGGCGCCGCGCCATGCCCCGTCTGCGGCTGCCGCAGGCCATCGCGGACGAGGCCGACCGCATGACCGCCCTGGTTTCCGACCGGCGTGACGGCGCTCTGGCGCTCCTCACCCGCGGGCACGTCACCCGGTGGTCCGACCTGCTGCACGCCATCGGCGCCGCGCGTTCGGCCGGCACGGTAGTGCGGGCGCACACCGCGTGGACGGTTGGCCGCGCGGTCAACGCAGGGTTGGACGCGGTCGCGGACGCTGCACACCTGTCCCGGTTGTGGATCGCGGAGGCCAACGCGTGCGTCCGCTGCCTGGCCTACGCCGGGCGCATCGCGACACCGGGCAACGGCTTCCCCGGGGGGCTGTCCTGGGACCCCCGCTCCCGCAACATCGGCGCCGGCAGCATCGACGGGCCGCCGGTGCACGCGCATTGTCGCTGCCGCACCGTCGCATGGAACACCCGGTGGCGCCCGGACGGGATCCCGTTCCCCGAAGCACTGCAGCGTGAGGCGCAGCGGTCCATCGCCTACGGGGCCGGCCGCCCGTCAGAGTCCCGCAACGTGCGCCTGCGCGCGGTGCGTGAACTCCTGCGCACGACAGACGACCTACTGCCCGCCGTCGAAGCCCGAGCCCGCACCGCTGTGCATACTGGCCGCTTCCCGGTGGCCGCATGACCCCCGAGACCCCGGCGCCCGCGACGGGCCGCCGTGACACCAACCCCGTGATGGGAGACACCATGGGCATCCACCCCCGCACGATCAGCGTCCCGCCGTGGGCGGTCCTCGGCTACCGAGCTGACGGCCGCCCCATCCACCCGATCGCCGGTGGCGCCGAGGACGATCCGGAGCCCGAGGCCGACGTGGACGTCGACCCCGAGCCGGAACCGGACGACCAGGAGCCCGAGCCGGACGGCAAGCCGAAGCCGAAGCCCCCGGCCAAGAAGGACGACCCGAAGCCCGGCGACGACGACTACGAGCCGCCGTCGAAGGACGAATGGGCGCGCACCCAGGCCGCCCTGAAGAAGGCCAACGACGAGGCGAAGAAGCACCGTCTCCGCAACCGCGAGCTGGAAGAGCAGACGAGGACCAACGAGACCGACCACGACAAGGCTGTCCGCGAAGCGCGGGAAGAAGGCGAGAAGCGGTTCCGGGAGCCGATGAAGCGCTCCGGTGTGAAGGCGGCGCTGATCGAGGCGGGGTTCGCCGGACCGGACCGGCTGCTGAAGCTCGTCGACTGGGACGCCCTCTCCGTGGACGACGACGGGGACCTGATCGGAGTCGAGTCCGAGGTGGGCCGACTGAGGGCGGAGTACCCGGAGTTCCTCCAGGCGGACAAGCCGAAGCCGAAGCCGAAGCCGCACGGTGCGCCGCGCCAGCCGGGGGCGGAGAAGCCGAAGTCGACGGCGGAGCAGCACGCTGCGCGGATCCTGGGCAGGTCTTGACATTCGAAGGTATAGTCCCGATATGACATGCGATTCGGTGATCGAATAGCTGTCAGCATCTTTCTTGCGAAGGCGCCCGTGATGGGGCCCGAGCCCAACCGTCTCGCCCCATCACGCCGCCCGCAGGAGGCCCTCCGTGGCACGCAACACACTCGAAGCCTGGATTCCAGAAGAGTGGGACACCTCCCTCGTCGTCCAGAGCATCACCCAGATCTCCGTCGTAGAGGCCCTCTCGGCCCGCATCCCCATGGGATCCGACACCAAGCACGTCCCCCGCACCGCGGGCATGGGCGTGGACGTCGTCGCCAAGGGCGGCACCTACGGCGAGGACACCTCGCTGAACGACGAGGTGCTCCTCAGTGCGGTGAAGATCGGTAAGGCCGCGCGCATCGCCGAGGAGGACATCGACGACTCGGTCGCCGACGTCATCGCGGCCAAGATGATGGGCTGGGGCAAGAGCTACGCGAAGTTCCTCGACAACGCCACGCTCGCCGTGACCGCCGCATCCAACGGCACCACCATCCCGTATACCAGCCTGTACGCGCTGCTCCACACTACGGACGCCACCGTCGGCTACACCGCGGACACGAACATCACCACCGCGGCCACCGCCGGAGCCCCGACCTACTCGGAGTTTTCCACCGCCATCGGCAACGTCGAGACCGGCGACTGGTTCGACCCGACCAGCATGATCGCCATCGCGTCCCCGGCGTTCCGCAAGAGCCTGCGCGGCGTCCTGGACGGCCAGCAGCGCCCGATCTTCCTCGAAGGCGGAGCCGGCACCCCCGACACGATCTTCAACGTGCCGATCCACTGGTCGCTGGGCGCGAAGACTTCCCCCGTCGCCACCGCAGCCCCCGGCGGCCGGCCGATCATGGCGTTCGTCAACCCGGAGCTCATGCTCCTCGGCATCCGATCCGGCCCGGAGTCCGTGTTCATCGACGGCCGCGACGGCTTGTCGGCCCTGACCGACGAGTCGATTCTGAAGATGCGGGCCCGCCGCGGATGGGCCTACGGCCACCCGCTCGGCGCGTCCATCCTCGTCGGCTGACCTTCCCTTCTGCACCCGTACCGCCCAATGGCTCCGGGCGGTACGGGCCAGTAGACGGGAGGCGAGCCATGGCAACCAGCAAGGCCAAGACCCCTGCGGCGAAGCAGTTCCCCGCGAAGGCCGGCGACCCGGCGGCCGAAGTCGACCAGCGGTCCGTGGACGGCTCCGACGGAACCCGGCACGTCAAGGAGTTCGTGGTCCTCGCCCGGCAGTGGGGCGACTCCGACGGCGAGCACCTCGCGAACAAGGCGGGCGTCGCCAACGAGGCGATCCAGCGCGGACTCCACCCCCGCGGCGACGTGCGGTTCGACGGTGCGGAGGGCCACCCCGACGGGCAGTCGCTTGTGCTGACGTACAGCGTCGACACCGTGCCCGCGTCCGTCGACAACGCCCCGCAAGACACGACTACGCCCCGCGACATCCTGAAGGACGGGGCCTGACATGGCCGCGGCCTGGGCGAACGCCTCGGACGTCATCAACGCCACCGGCGTGACGGCGACCGAGGCGCAGCTTGCCCAGGCGCAGTCCGACATTGAGATCTTCTCCGGCCGGATCTACCCGGACACACCGCGGATCCGGCCACGGGATCTCTACTGGCTGGGCAAGGCCGTTGCCCGTCAAGCAGCGTGGATCGTCGGGCAGTTCGGACTGGAGACGCGGCTGGATGCCACGCAGACCCAGCAGGACGGCGTGTCGTCCACGCTGACGGGCGACGGCCTGGTCCTCGCACCCATGGCCGGCCGAGCACTGAAGCGCGTGTCGTGGATGCGGTCCCGGACCGTCCACGCCCGCGCCCCGATCGAGGGCTTCGGACTGGTCGGCAACGTGCTGTCCGAGGCGAATGACGACCTGGAGCCCTGGGCTCCGCTCGGTGGTGGCTGATGCAGGCCATCGCCACCACCCAACTGACGGTCCTCCGCGGCACCACGGTCGACGCCTACGGCGACGAGCAGGACACCGACACCGTCATCGCCAAGGACATCCCCGCGTCCCTGACGGAGCAGTCCCGCCGGGTTACGACCCGGGACGACCCGACACCGCGGATCGTGCGCTCGGCGATCGCGCGGGTGCCGGCCGGAACCGACATCACCGATCAGGACCGGGTGCGTGATCAGCGCACCGGGACCACGTACATCGTCGATGCCACCTCGGGCATGGCGAACCCCGCACTCACGGTCGATATCCGGCTGGATCTGCGGCGCACCACCTGACAGCACGGGGCCGCTTCCTCGGGGAGACCGAGGGGCCCACCAGGACAGACCGGACCCGGAGAGGGGGCGGCCATGGCAACACGCGGCATGAAGCTCGACCCGTCGGCGCGCACTCACCTGGATGGGGCGATCAACGACTGGCTCGAGCACGGCATCGGCGCGCCCATGGTTACCGACGCCAAGAGCCTGGTCCGGAAGAAGACCGGCCGGCTGGCTGCGTCCCTTGTCGCCGAGGTCCACAACAAAGTGCTGCGCGTCGGGTCGACGGACTGCAACTACGCCACCGACGTGGAGATGGGCACCATGCCCCACTTCATCTTCCCCAACAGCAAGAAGGCGTTGTTCTGGCCGGGGGCGGCGCACCCGGTGGCCTACGTCAACCACCCCGGGACACGGCCCATGCCCTACCTCCGTCCGGCACTTTTTCAGCGGAGGACGGCATGACGGCACCGGTCCTGCGCGCCAATCACGAGCTGGTCGCCGCGGCGTGGCTGCGCACGGTCGTCGGTGACCGTGTTGCCACCACCCTGCCGAAGGACATCGCCAGTTGGGTCAAGTTCGGGTTCTGCACCCTCGGCACAGTGGGGGGAACTCCCAACATGTACGTGCCGATCCGCGAGCCCGTCATGTCCGTGGACTGCTGGGCGGTCAGCCCGGACTCGCAGAAGCCCCCGTGGAACAAGGCGTCCGCCCTCGCGCAGGCGATCCAGGCGGCGTGCTGGGACCACCCGGCGATCCCGCAGACCCTGACCCTGCCCGACGGCTACCCGGCCGCGCAGATCAAAAGCGCCTACCTCACCGGCGACCCGCGGCGCATCCCCGACGACGCGTCCTCCTACGCCCGCTACTCCATCCCCGGCCTGGCCCTTGCGTGGATCGAGGTGCCCGCGTGAGCCGCTACGCGCTGCGGGGCGCGGTGTCCCGGGACCTGCTGACCTTCGGCGGCCGCGTCCTCATTCACGACAACCGGCCGGAGATGGAGTTCCTGTTCACCGGGGACGCCAGCGTCGTCGAGTGCCCCCGCGACATCCCGCCCGAGCAGACCCTGGCGATCCGCCACCACCCCGACCTCGCTGCCGTCCAGTGGCCGCTCACGAAGGAGCAGTTCCGGTGACCCGAACCGTCCGCACCACCATGCGGCCCAACGAGGAGATCGAGGTCGGCGACGCCGAGCACCTCGACCTCCAGCGGCTGGGACTGCTCGTAGAGACCGTCGAACCGCCGGCGCCCGACCCAGGCCCGGCCGCCACCAAGAAGGCCGCCCCGCCGGCCCCGCCCAAGGAGGGCTGACCTAAATGTCCGTTACGACCACAAATCTTATTCAGGGTCCCGCGACCCTGTACAACGGCGCGTTCGGTGCCACCGAGCCCGCCGACTCCGCCGTCAACACCACCCCCCAGGCATCGGCCTGGACGGACGTCGGCGGCACCCAGGACGGCGTGACGCTCAGCATCGACCAGTCCTACGGGGAGCTCGAGGTCGACCAGCTCGTCGACCGCGTCGGGTCCCGCCTGACGAAGCGCGACTTCTCCGTCAAGACGTCCCTCGCCGAGCCGACGCTGAACAACCTGGCGCTGGTCCTCAACGGCGGCACGTCCGCGTCGGGTGCCGGCTGGGCATCCTATGAGCCGAACGCCGCGTCGTCCGCGACCCAGCCGCTGTACAAGGCGCTGCTGTTCGACGGCTGGGCACCGGGCGCCTCCCCGTTCAACCGGCGCGTGATCCTCCGCAAGACCCTGTCCACCGACGCGGTGGAGATGGGCTACACGAAGGACAAGCAGACCCTCTACGGGGTGACCTTCTCCGGCCACTACGTAAGCGCGGCCATCTCCCCGCTGCACGTCGTCGACCAGACCGCGTAACTACGCACCCCACCCCGTCCCTGCGAGGAGATCGACCCATGGCATCCACCACCCGTCAGGTCACCGCCGCCCGCCGGCGCCCCACTGCGCCCAAGGCTCCCCCCGCGGCGACTCCGGACATGGGCTTCGAGCCGGTCCGGATCGCTGCGGACGAGGACGTCGAGGACGAGCGCGAGCCGCTCTTCTACATCGGCGACACCGAGTACACGATCCCGAAGAACATCCCGATGGGCGTGGCCCTGGAGTACATGCGGGTCGCCGGTGAGATCGGCGAGCAGCTGGCCGCGCCGCCACTCCTGATCCGCGTTCTCGGGCAGGAGGGCTACGACGCGCTGGAGCAGTGCAAGGGCCTTACCGACGAACAGATGACACGGATCGTCGACCACGTCGTGAACAGGGCGCTGGGGCGGTCGGAGGCAGGGGGAAAAGCGAAGACGCCGTAACCCGGTGGGTTGGGGCGCTGTCCGGCGGGCTCGCGAGCGCGTCATGGCTGGACGCCCTGAGGGCGCGGCTCCACGAGACCGGGTGGGTGCTGAGTCACCAGGAAGACCTCGACGCGGACTTCCTAGCGATCTACGGCATCGACCTGTGGGACTGCGACCTCACCGGCCCGCGCTACCTGGCTCTGGCTCACCGCCTTTCCGCCTACACCGGGGTGATGGCGGCCCGAGTGCAGGAGGCCGAGGACGACCCCAGTCCGGAGCCGGTGCAGGCCAGAGAGGGGCCCGCCCGGGCGCAGCAGTCGCAGGGCGATGAACGGCAAGTGAGCTTGACGGCGGTTCGGTTCAAATTTCCGGGGCTCGTGTCCATGGCGAACGCGGAAGGAGGGGAGTAGCAGTGGCGGGAGCATTCCGGATCGCCGAGGGGTACGTCGAGGTCACCGCGGACGAAACCCGCTACGACGAGGCGATACGCCGGCTGAAGGCCGGCAAGCACCAGGTGAAGGTCGGCGTCAACCTCGACGACAAGTCTGCACTGGCGCAGCTGGCGAAGCTCACCAGAACCCGCGGCCTGAAGGTCAACGTGGACCTGGCGGGCATGGCGGCGTTCGCGTCGCTCGCGGAGAAGACCCGCAACCGCACCACGAAGATCAAGGTCGATCTCGATACGGCCACAGTCCTCACCAAGCTCGCCGAGGTCACCCGCGAGCGGTCGGTCAAGGTCCGGATCGATCTCGACCAGACGCCGATGGCGCAGCTATCGAGCCGCACCTACAGCGCGCAGATCATCGCCATGATCAACGAGCCTGCCTATCAGCGCGCCGCGAAGCGCCTCGACAAGCTCACCGCCGACCGCAACATCATCATCCGCCCGCAGGTCGACACCCGCGTTGCGGCGGATGAGCTGCGGAACCTGACCCGCCGGCAGCGGGTCCGCATCGGTGTCGACGTGGACACCCGCGTCGCGGCCGACGACATTGCCAACCTGACCCGGCGGCGGACACTCAGCGTGGTCGCCAACGCGAACACGACCGAGGCCCGGGCCCGCATCGACTCCCTGTCCCGCAACCGCACGATGGACATCGACGTCCGCACCCGCGGCGGTGGCCTGGCCGCGCTGACGAGCATCGGGTCGAGCAGTTCCAGCAGCAGCAGTGGCCTGAAGAGCCTGACGGGCAGCCTCACAAGCCTGACATCAGTGATCATCACGGCGGCGCCGACGGTCCTGTCCCTGGGCGAGTCCCTGATTCAGATGGGCCCGGCCGCAGCGGTTGCAGCGCCCGCACTGCTCTCCCTGGTGAGCATCTTCGCCGCAATCAAGATCGGCACATCCGGCATCGGCGCGGCGTTCAAGGCCGCGTTCGCCCCAGCCGCCGCCGGCGCCAAGGCGGCGGCCAGTTCGGCGCACGCCGTGGAGAACGCGCAGCGGTCCCTGGCCAAGGCAGTCCAGGCCGAGAAGGACGCGGAGGTCAACGCTGCCGCGGCCCGGGTGAAGGCGGCCCGGGATGTCGCCGACGCGCAGCAGAACCTGAAGAACACCGTGCGGGATGTCGCCGACGCCAACCACCAGGCTGCCGAGTCCGTCGCGTCCGCCGAACGGGATCTCACTGCCGCGCAGAAGGCCGCCCGGCAGGCGCAGCTCGACCTCACCCAGGCCCGCAAGGACGCCGCGGCCGAGCTGCAGGACTTGAGCAACCAGCTCACCGACTCGCAACTGTCCGAGCGGCAGGACGTCCTCAACCTCGCCGACGCCGAGGCGCAACTCGCCAAGGACAAGGCCGCCGGCGCCGCCGTATCCGCCGAGCAACTGGCCAAGGATCAGCTGGCCCGCGACCAGGCCGCGCAGGCCCTGATGGAGCAGCAGCTCCAGACGCAGCGCCTCACCGACCAGAACGCGGCGGCGACCAAGGCGGGCGTCGAGGGCTCGGGCCAGGTCGTCGCAGCGAAGCAGGGCGTCGTCGACGCCAACCAGGCCGTGGCCGACAAGACCCAGGCTGCGGCCGATGTGGAAGCAGCCGCCAACAAAACTCAGGTCGACGGGGCTCAGCAACTGGCGAAGGCCAGGCGGGATCTCGCTGATGCGCAGGCCGCGCAGGTCAAGGCCGCCACTGACGGGGCGCGGCAGATCGCTGACGCGCAGGACGCGGTGATCCAGGCGGGTCAGGCTGTCGCTGACGCGCAGAGCTCCGGGGCCGCGGCGACGAACAAGCTCGCTGACGCCATGGCCAAGCTCAGCCCGAACGCGAGGGCGTTCGTTAACGCGGTCGTGGCATTGCGGCCGGCGTGGACCGCCCTCAAGCTCGGCGTACAGGACGCTCTGTTCCGAGGTCTGGCCGGGTCGTTCACGGCCATGGCTCACGGGGCGCTGCCCGCACTGAGGGCCGGTCTGTCCAGCACTGCGGGCGTCCTGAACCTGATGGCGAAGAACGCCATGACCGCGGTCACGAACCTGGCGAAGACCGGGCAGCTCAAGGGGATGTTCGCGTCCCTCAACGAGGGACTCAAGCCCCTAGCGAGGATCCCTGGGCAGTTCATCACTGCCCTCGCACAGTTGTCGATCGCTGCAGCCCCGGCGTTCAAGCGCCTTACCACTGCGGCAGCCAAGGCGGCTGACAGTGTGATGAAGAAGCTGTCGGCTGCCTTGGCGAGTGGGTCGCTGACAGACGGCATCAACCGGGCGATTGACGTGGCGAAATTGTTCGGCCACGTCCTGGGCGATGCGTTCGGGATCCTCAGCAACGTCATGAAGGCGGCGGGCGGCGACGCGCTGGGCACGATCGGCGCGCTGCTGAAGGAGTTCCGCAAGGTCACGGCCATGCCGGAGGTCCAGGCCGCGATGAAGAACATCTTCGGGATGATCAACGCGTTCGCGAAACTGCTCTCCGGCGCCGTCGGGACCGTGTTCGCTCAGCTGGTCCTGGCCTTCGGGAAGATCGCACCGTCCGTCACCACCATGCTCAACAGTCTCGGGAACATCGCCCCGCTGCTCGGCGGGATCCTGCTGGCGACCAACCCGATCCTCGGGCTGTTCGTGCTGCTCGCCCCGGTCATCGGGCAGCTGATTGGCCCGATCGTGGGGATCGTCAACGCCCTCGGCCCGGTCCTGAAGATGGTCAGCTCTCTGTTCGGGCTGTTCGCCCCAGTCTTCGCGGAGCTGCTGCCGCCGATCCAGATCCTCATCACCGCCCTCGGCGGCGCCCTCAAGCCGATCGTGGCCGCGCTCGGGCCGGTGCTGCTGGCGGTGGGCGGGGCGGTCGGCGCGCTGATGACGGCGATCGCCCCGCTGCTGCCGATCATCGGCCAAATGATCGGCGCGCTCGGGCCGGTGCTCACCCCGATCCTGAACATCATCGGGATGCTGTTCACTGCGCTGGGGCCGGTGCTGTTGCAGCTCGGCAAGTCCCTCCTGCCGCCATTCTTGAAGATCACGACGACGTTGGCCGGCGTGTTCAAGCAGCTCCAGCCGGTTCTGGGGGCGGCCCTCGATCAGCTCGGGTCGAAGGGCCTGGTGCCGATCGTCGCAGCGCTCGGCGTCGTTATCGGGGACCTGGTCACCAAGTCCGCCGATCAGTTCGTGTCCATGTTTGAGATGCTGCTGCCGATCATCCCGGTGCTGATCCCGGTGGTGGTGCAGCTCGCGCAGTCCCTCGCGCAGATCCTGCTGTCCATCGCCCCGCTGCTCCCGCAGATCATGCTGCTCAGCGCACAGTTGCTCACGCAGCTGCTGCCCGCGGTCCTGCCGCTGCTGCCGGTCCTCGCCCAGATGGAGATCGCGTTCCTGAACCTGGTCACCGGCACCATCACGGGCGTGGTCATGCCGGTCCTGACCGCGCTGATCGACTTCATGGGCTCCCTGCTGACCAAGCTCCAGCCCGCGATCGACGCGATCACCACGGTGACGAAGGCAATCGCCGCGGCCTTCCAATGGCTCTACGACTTCCTCCTCGGGCACTCGATCATCCCCGACATCGTCAACGGGACCATCGCCTGGTTCACGCAGCTGTGGACCAAGGCCAAGGACATTTTCAACGCCCTCAAGCGGGACGTCGCGGCCATCTGGAGCAGCCTGTGGACCGCCCTCCGCAACGCCTGGGCCTCGTTCTGGTCCGGGATCTCCAGCTCCTTCAACGCCGCCCGCACGTGGATCGGCAACACGTTCTCCAGCATCCGCACCAGCGTCTCCAACACCTGGTCGGGACTGTGGAACGGGGTGTCATCGACGTTCGGGACGATCATCAACACCGTCAACACGAAGATCGGCAACTTCGCAGCCGGGGCGAAGAAGGCGTTCACCAACCTCCGCGACACCCTCGGCACCATCTGGTCCGGTATCCAGAACAAGTTCGCCAGCCCGGTCCGATTCCTCGTCGGAACCGTCTACAACAACGGCATCCGCAAAATGTGGGACACCATCGCCTCGAAGGTCGGCCTGCCGCAACTCCCGGAGATCAAGCTCGGGTTCAACACCGGCGGCGTCGTCCCCGGCACCGGCACCAAGGACACCGTCCCCGCCAAACTCACCCCCGGCGAGCGCGTCCTGTCCCTGTCCCAGGTCGCCCAGCTCGGCGGCCACCGGGGCATCGACGCCATGCTCGGCAAGGACCACCCCACCGGCACGGGTGGTAACCCGACGTCGGCGCAGGAGAAGAAGACCCGTCAGCCGGTGCCGGCGTTCGGGCTCGGCGGGATCGTCGCGAAGATCACCGACACTGCGAGCGGCGCACTGTCCTGGGCGAAGAACCTCGTCGTAGGCGGGCTCAAAGCGGCCGCGCAGAAGGCCATCGCGGCGATGGTGCAGCCCCTCATCAACCGCATCCCCGGCGCCGGCAGCATCGGCGGGCTCCTCAAGGGCATGGCCGGCCAGTCCCTCAAGGGCATCCTCGGCTGGATGGGAGACCAGGACAAGAAGGCAGTCGGCGGGCCGGCCGTACAGAAGGGCCTGTCGTGGGCCCGCTCGCAGGCGGGCAAGCCGTATCAGTGGGCGGGCAACGGGAACCCCAGCTGGGACTGCTCAGGGCTGATGTCGGCGATCGAGTCGGTCATCCGCGGGGAGTCCCCGCACCGCCGCTGGGCGACCGGCGCGTTCTCCGGCTCGACCGCCCCGCCCGGGTGGGTCCACAACCTGCAGTCCCCGTTCATGATCGGCATCACCAATGCGGGAGTGGGGCACACGGCGGGCACCATCGGCGGGGTCAATGCGGAGTCCCGCGGCGGCGACGGCATCGTCACCGGCTCCCGCGCCCGCGGCTGGAACAACCGCCTGTTCACCGACCACTACGGGTTCCAGCCGGCCACGAAGTACGACCAGGGCGGGCTGCTCGCCAAGGGCGCCACGATGGCCGTCAACAAGACGGGGCGCCCGGAGCGGGTCCTGTCCGCGGAGCACACCGCGGCTCTGGATGCGCTCCTGGGCGGGTCGGGCGGTGGTGGCGTCACGATCGAGGCGATCAACGTCTCGGGGACGTTCGATTTCTCCTCGCCTGCTGATCGGCGCCGGGCCGCGAACGAGCTGGTTGACGAGATGCGCGAGGCAATCCGCTTGCGGGAGAACAGCCAACGACGGGCGGGCAAACGACGATGACGGACTGGGGCGGTGTCCAGCTGGGCCGCAATCTGCTGCGGGAGACGTTCGTGGCCACCGAGGCGGGAGGGGAGCGGACCCTGGACCTCACCGGGCAGGAGTCCACGCCGCCGCTGGTCCGGCTGGTCCTGACGGGGCTGCACGACAACCTCAACGCGATCGAGCCTGACAGCCCGCTCGCGGTGACGTTCACCGACAAACCGGAGCGCAACGGTTACTACCAGGTCAAGGACTCCGGCAGCACCCTGACGGAGTACCGCGGAGAGATGGTCACCGCGGACTGGAAGGCGACGCTCAGCCGCCTGGGCAGCGTGGGTGAGGTGGACCTGCAGTCCCGGCTCACTGGGGTCGTGAGACTCAACGACTTCTCGCTCACTGGGGAGCGGTGGCACGCCCCGGCGATCGGGCACTTCGGGTACTACACCGGGGCGACCAGCCCCACGGTGATGACCCGGGCGAGCCTGGACGGCACGATGACCGTGTACCGGGGCGTGCCGGCCGCGGTATCCCCGCGGTGGGGCTGCGACCCGACGAACTACCTCAAGGGCCGTGTGCGGGTCACGGACACAGTGGCGGTCCTGGAGGTCGACGGGACGCAGCGAGCACTGCCTGCGGCTGGGTGGGCGCTGTCGAACGGGCTCGTCAACGTGGTGCCGACTGCCAGCGGTGGCGCGATCGACGTGCAGGCGTATACCGGCGGGGCGTGGCACTCCAAGCTGTGGAACATCACCGTCGCCGGGGCAAACGTCGCCGCCTGGGATTCGGCGTCGATCCTCCGCAACGACCTCGAGCACGCCATCGTGCGCCTGACCGCGTCCCGCTCTCCCGGCCGGGCCACCCTGGATCTGGCTTTGCGCCGCGGCGCGCGGACCGTGGAGGGCTACCTGCAGTCCGGGAGCAGCGCCACCCTGGCCGTGTACCTGCGGACCCTGGAGACCAACACCAGTGCGGCCGCCTCCGGGTACGTCACCGCCACCGGCAACGACGCGGACGGCAACCGATTCGCGGCCGGCAGCGCGCGCGCCTTCACCGCACACGCCAGCGGCGGGGTATCCAAGGCTGCGGTGACGGCCTTGGACTTCTGGATCGGTGTCGTCGCCGGCGGGGGTAGCCCGGTATCGGGGGATGCGGCAACCGATCTGCGAAACCAATACATCGGCGGCCTGGCCGAAGCGACGTATGCGGTGAGGCGATGACAGTCCAGGAGACCCTCAACGCGCTGGGCACGTGGGACATCGACCTGCTGCCGACGATCCCCCGGGAGAAGCTCGACGCCCTCGCCTTCTTCGGGCACGTCGCGATCATCCACGGCCGGGTCGACCCGGCGACGTACGGCGACAGCCTCCTCGCGCCGGGCGTGGCCCGCTACGTGGGGGTGCTGCGCGCCAACAGCCTCGCGGACGACGCCCGCACGAAGATCCCCAACGACAACGTCAAGATCAGCGGCGTCGGGATGGCGATGTGGCTGGGCGACCAGGACAACAAGGGCGCGGTGATCGAGAACGCCACCGTGTTCGCGTCCGGGTCGACGTTCCCCAACGTCATCCGCGGGCTCCTCCCCGCCGGCGGGGCTGTCACCGAGGGCACCCTGTACGCGGTGACGGGGACGTACTCGGGCACTCACCAGTGGCAGTCTCCGCTGCAGGCGATCCAGTACGTGTGCGACACCATGTCGACCCCGTCCGTGCCCGTGTCGTGGCGCGTCAACAACAACGCGACGCTCGACGCCGGCCCGGAGTCCAGCCTGTTCGTCACCGTCCCGCAGGCCACCGTCGTGGCCCGCGGCGACGGGCAGGACATGGCCATGCTCGGCATCCCCGGCAGCATGGACCTCGGCTCCGATGTGGAGGACTTCACCACCCGGGTTGTGGTGCTCGCGGAGGGCGAGGGCGCGAGCATCGCCACCGGGGCCGCGGACCTCTCCCCGGGCAGCAACCCGTACAAGGACCTGCACGGCAACACCGTCAAGCTGACGCGCCTGGTGTCCGAGTCGGACACGTCCACGGCCAACGCCGCGACCCGGGCTGCCCTGGCTCTGGCGCAGTACACGACCCCGAAGCAGGATCTGCGGCTGTCCATCCAGGACTACGACGTGGAGGGGACGTTCGCAGTCGGCGACTACATCTACGCCTACGACCCGGACAAGGCCCTGTTCGACCCCACGGTGGAGATCATTTTCCGCGGGCAGCGACTCAATCCGATCAAGCTCCAGGTAACCGAAGTGCAGTGGCCGGTGACCGCTGACTACACCGTCGCCTACCGGGCTGCCGACGGGACGTGGATCGACCTCACCGACCACATCGAGATCAACGCGGCCGGCACCTATGTGACGGTGGGCGGCTTCGCCCGGCAGCTCGCGGACCAGGGCGAGCCGGTGGGGTCCCGCCCGAACGCGGACACGTCCATCCCTGGCGTGCCGGTGTTCGTGACGCCGTTCCAGGGGACGGCGTACCTGGACGCGCGGGGCTTCACCCGGTCGCGGGTCGTCGTGCGGTGGAATGCCCCGCTGAATGTGGACGGGTCCACGATTCGCGACGGGAGCCATTACGAGATCCGGTACGGCATCGACACGGATCAGATCTATCCGGCGACGTGGGCGGCGGTCTCCCAGATCCGGTGGGTGGATATGCAGACGTGGGCGCAGCCCTTCGCTGCGCCGAATGCGGGTTGGCAGACGATGGTCGTCGGCTGGGACCAGAGCAGTGCGCAGTTGCAGGATCTGTCGACGGGCGTCGGGTACGACGTGCAGATCCGCGCCGTGGACCTTTCGGGGAATTCGGGTGCGTGGTCGGGTACGACGACTTTTGTGGCGACCCAGGACAACATTCCGCCGAGCACCCCGGCCGCGCCCACGGTGGCTGCGTCCCGCATTGCGGTGCAGGTGACGCACACCTTGGGGAAGGGCACGGGCGGGACGTTCAACCTGGAATCGGACCTGGACCACCTGGAGATCCACGGCCAGTACGAGCCCGCGTTCTTCCCGGATTCCACGACGCTGCTGGGGAAGCTAAAGGCCAATGCGGGGATGATCGCCGCGGGCATTCCGGCGGTCGGTACGTACAGCGTGGAGTCCACTGCGCCGGTGTACGTGCGGGTCGTTGCGGTGGACATCTCGGGGAACCGTTCCGGGCCGTCGGAGGCGGCGACGGCGACGGCGCTGCTCATTGATGACGCACACATCTCTGATCTGACGGTCTCCAAGGTCACTGCGGGTACGGTGACCGCGTCCTGGGTTCTGGCTGGGGAGATCAAGACCGCTGATACCGGGGCCCGCTTCCGAGCTTCGGCCAGCGGGATCGAGCTGTATAACGCGGCCGGTGCCCGGACTCTGTTCGGCGACGCGGCCACCGGCAATGTCACCATCACAGGCGAACTGAATTCGGGAACCGCCGGGAACCGTGTCGTTGTCAACCCGGGCGGCGCGGGGCTTCCCACGATCCGCTTCTTCGCCAACACCGGAACCGATTTCGCATTCATCAACGGGTCCTCGGCCGGTACAGACATCAACCTCGGCCTCAACTCCAGCCCGTACACAAGCGGCCCTGATACGCTCACTGACCGCCTATACCTCACCGCGGGCAACGGCTCCAGCATTCAGGTAATTGACGCAGCGACACAGGTCACAAAGGGTGGCCAAGTAAACGTAGATTCCACTCAGGCCAAGATCCAATACCAGTACAACGGGGTCACTGGCGGCTCATTCGTTGCAAACAATGGACACGCGCTATACGGCCTGAACCTTGGCGCTGGGGACTCTACCGAGCAGGCTGCCTACATTGACTCTGGAGGATTCAAATTCCTGGGGAAAATGGCTACCCAGTCTGGTGCTAACGATGCTCAGATCTGGAGTGAATCTGTTTTCAGCAGCGGAACTACGGTACTCCAGACTGTGTATGCGGCAACGATGACCTCCAATCCACGCGTCGTAGCGGCCCTAGCTGTGGGCGGCACCCCATCCGGTTCGTGGAACATCACCGCGCAGGCCACATCGGGCTTCACCGTGACCCGCACCAGTGCCACCGGGGCGCCATCCGTCAACTTCATCGCGTTCCAGAGGTGACCCTCATGAACTTCACGATCACCCAGGTCGTACAGCGCACCCCCGGCCAGTGGAACGTCATCTACACCGACGGCAGCGAGCAACGGGAGACAGCCCTCCCCGACACCGCGATCGCCTGGCGCATGGCCGAGTACGGCATCAGCGACCCGGCGGCCGCACTGCTGGCCGCACTGCACGAACCCCACCTGTGGGAACTCATGGCCGACCTCGCGAACGCCGACGATCCCGCCGCCGTAGCCGGGTGGGTCACCACCACAGGCCCCGACGCCGAGCCGATCCACGTGCACACCGCACGCTCCACACGCGACGCCCGAGGCGCGCACGAAGCCCGACTCGCCGCAGTGCGGAAGGTCGTGGCCCTGACCGACCCGGACCGCCTGCTCGCCCCCCTCGCAGACGCCCTGCGCCCGCGGCCGGCCGACCTAGCAGCCCTGCGCGAACGAGTCGACACCGCGCGCTGGACCAACGTCTACGGCGCCCTGCCTACCCCCCCGGCCCGACCGGAACCCCGTCGTATCCCGATGCAGCAGGAAGGCTGACCATGCCCCAGAGCGCCACCACCAGGCTGGCCCTATACCGGCCGCTGTCCGACGGATCCGAACTCGTCAACGTCCAACAGGACATCAACAACAACTGGGCGAAGATCGACGCCGCCGTGGGCGCCGCAGCTGTCACCTCCACCACCCGCCCCTCCGTCCCGTACACCGGCCAACTCATCCGCGAAACCGACACCAGCCGCATCTACGTCTCCAACGGTTCCGCCCCCGCCTCCGGGTCCTGGTCCGAGATCACCACCCCCGGCACCGCGCAGACCTTCACCGCCGGCGTGTCCCTCACTGGGACGTCCGCACTGGTCACCCGTGCCAGCGCAGCCAGCAACGCCTACCGGGCGCAAGTCACCGGCGACACGAACTCCCGGTTCATCGCCAACGCCGACGGGCAACTCATCTGGGGCACCGGCGCCACCGCCGGGGACACCAACCTCTACCGGGGCGCAGCGAACCAGCTCAAAACCGATGACGACCTCGTGATCGTGGGGAACGTGACCGCGGCGAACCTCAGCCTGGGCGCGGCCACCGCGTACACCCCGGCGTGGGGCGGGACCGGCGTGAGCATCGGCAACGGAGCGGTCAAGGGCTCGTACTTCCTGAACGGGAAAATGTGCACCGCGATGGTCGAGGTCATGATGGGCACGACCTCGGCGTTCGGGTCCGGCGTCTGGACCGTGACCTTGCCGTTCACCGCCGCATCCGGGCCGTCCGGGGCGTCCGTGAACTGGGCGTACTGCGGATCGGTGCGAGGCCACGGACCGGCCTGGTATGCGGGCACGGCAGCGGTCACCGCCGGAGCCAGCACCATGCGGTTCTACTCGCACACCAACGCCTCCGAGTGGAAGAGCGACACCCCGTGGTCGTGGACCGCGGCGGCTACGTCGTACTTCCATGCGGAGGTCACGTTCGAAACGGTGTGACGCTCAGTCCGCTACCGGTGCGGGCTGCGTCTCACTCGGGGCGATGGCGTGGGTGCCGCCCGTCGCGGGCTGGCCGCCGGTCAGTTCATTGATCCGGCCTTCGAGCAGGCTGGTGTAGGCGTGCTGCTCCTGGATCTTCGCGTCGCGGAGGATGAGCTGCTGGTAGAGGTCGCCGGCGCGCTGCTGGGCGATTCGGGCGACCGCCTCGTGGGACACGCTGTTCGGGTCGGGGCGCTGGTCGGGGGTGGTCATGTGGTGGCTCCTGTCGGTGTGATGGCGTCACCGCGGCCGGGCATGCCGCTGGAGTTGCCGCCGTGATGAACCCAGGCCCAGGTGCGCCTCGGAATGTGGACGATCTTCGCTCCGGCCTGGGCGCAGCCGACGGTGAAGTGCCAGTCCTCGCCACCGCGGTGCCCGCCGACGACACTGCCCTCGGGCGGGTCTTGGAAGCCGATGGCTTTGGCGAGGTCGGTGCGGACGAGGGTGGTGATCGTGGTCTGGTGCGGGGCCGCATTGGAGAACGGCTTCCCGAAGTGCCCGAGCGGGTCGTTGCCGGGCCAGGGGCGGCCGTCGGGGAAGTGGACCATGTAGTACGAGAAGACATACGAGGCCCGGTAGATGCGCGCGCCGGCGGCGAGGACGCGTAGGTGCTCGGGGTAGAACCAGTCATCCGAGTCGAGGAACGCCACCCAGGGCGTGGTGACGGCGTCGAGGGCGCGCTGCCGGGTGGCGGCCGCGCCTTGGCCGGTCTCGTCGATGGCGATGCTGATGTCCGCCGCGGGGAGCAGTTGGTTCTTCGCGCTGGCTACGGCCCGGTCGAGCATCCCGTTGGCGACACGGGCGGGGTGCGCGGGGATGACAACGGTAACCTCAAGGGCGTTGGGCATTGACGACCTCCCCCCGGCACAGAGTCAGCGCGTAGTCGAGGAGGCCCATCACCCGGTGATACGGGGCGCCCTTCCCCTGAGGGGTGAGGCGTCCGATCTGCGCGGGGCTGTCGCCGTCCTCGTCGTAGGACTGGGCGGCGTACACGACGACCCAGTCGGTTAGGACGCCCTCGGCTTCCTCGAAGCGGGCGCATGCTTCGACGGCTTCTTCGAGGCGCCCGTATACCGTTCGCCGTTCCTTGTCGTCGTCGGTCATGCGTCGCTCGCTTCCTGCCAGGTGATCCGCTCGGGGAGTTGGGCTGCGGCGTAGGCGCAGACCTGCGCGGCGAGGAGGTGCCCGGTGGCCGCGGTGGCGGTGGCTTGCCCCGCCGGGGTGGCCTCGCCGACCGTCGCTGCTTCGGCGAGGAGTCGTTTGCCCTCACGCAGATGCTCCGGGCCTGTCACGACACCTCCTCGTAGGTGGTGTCGAACACGTCCGGCTTGCACGTGTGGAACTCGCCCTGCACGCCGCGGATGATCCAGTCGCCGAAGTCTGCCAGCATGACGCCTTCGAGAGTGAAGATCGCTAGTTTGATGGGTGCACCAAGCGGAACGCCGTCTGTATGGATGCGCGCCGATGTGCCGATCCATCGCTTGATGTCACGGACGGTTTCCGGCGTGAGCTGGCGGGCCTCGATCTCCACCGGGCGCTTGCGATAGAGGGGCATGTCTAGCCCCTTCCGATGGCAGCCAGCGCCCGCTGTACGCCCTCTTCGAGGGTCACCCGGGGCTGGTAGAAGCCGAGCATCCGCGACGGGTCGCACACCCGGTGGTGGACGCCCTGCGGCGCTGTCGGCAGGTGCTTGAACTGCGGGATGTACCCCGCGGTGTCGGTGACCAGCGTGGCCAGCTCGCCGAACAGGGTGGCCCGACCCCAGCCCAGGTTCACCGGCCCGGTCACGCCATGATCCAGCCCGGCGAGGGCCGCGCCCACGATGTCGGAGATGTGGATCCAGTCCCGGGTTGAGCCCGGGTCGCCCCAGATCTCGAACGGGTCCTCCCTGCGGGCGGCCCGGCCGATGTACGCCGGGAACGGGTAGCAGTCCGCCTGATCCTCGCCGTACCCGGAGAACGGGCGGGGGATGAGGATGCGGCAGCCCTCCGCCTCCGCGTACCGGGCCAGCATCTCCCCGGTCAGCTTCGCCAGCCCGTAGGTGGCGTCCGCCGGTCGCGGGTTGTCAAGGTCGATGTCGCCCTCGCGCAGCCGGCGGATCGGGCCCGGTTGCTGCAACTCGGTCGGGTACGCCGCACTGCTGGAGAAGTACACGGCGTGCGGGGTGCCGGTACGGACGAGCCAGCGCATGTACCAGGAGTCCAGGGCAAGGTTCGTGCCGACTCCGAGCGGCGACCCGTCGATCGAGGCCCGGCCGCCGACGACCGCGGCGCAGTGGATCGCGAGGTCGTGCTGCTCGTCCGCGTGGCGGAAGTAGTCGAGGGCGTCCATCACCCGCACCCCGCCGGCCGGCCGGACGTCGATCGCGGTCACGTCCCACTCCAGGTCGTCGAACGCCCGGTGGAGGTGGCGGCCGACGAACCCGGACGCGCCGGTGAGCAGGACTTTCATGCGCTCGCTCCGTCCTGCTTGATGTCAGCGCACTCGACGCCGTCGCAGCGGATCACGGCCCACGAGACGGGTCCGTCCGTGTAGGTCGTCCGCTGGCCTTCGCGGCAGCTCTCCGCCCACGCCTCGTCGGGTGTGAGGGAGGCGTCCACGGGGATGGTGTGGATCTCGCGGATCGGCCCGTCGAGGACGGGGTCGAGGCCGGTCATCGCCGCTCCCCAAGGATGAGCTGGAACTGCCCGACGGTCTCGTGCCGGATCACGGTGAACCCGCCCTGCTCGATCAGCGCCCGGTATCCGTCCTGGTCCCATCCCCATGCGTGGCACTCGTCGTGGGACTCCGGGGTCTCGTTCCACGGGGATGAGGCGACGAGGTAGCGGGAGCGGGTGCCGATCCAGCGGACGGCCTCATGTGGGTCGGCGAGGTGCTCCAGTACCTCGGTGGTCACGCTGACGTCTCCGAGGATGACCTTCTCGCGGTCCCTGCCGAACGCGTCAGCGTAGGTGACGCTCACCCCCCGCTCGATCCATCCGGCCTGGTTGCTGGGCTGGAAGTCGTAGCCCCAAGCGTTGATGTCCCCGAGGTACCCCAGGAGGGAGAGCAGGCCCCCGTCTCCGCATCCGAGGTCGGAGACGTTCACGAAACCGGCCGGCTCACCGCTGGTGTTGCCCCGCCAGATCCGGAGCGCCGCGTCGTTGACGAACTCGGCGGCCTTCTCCAGCCGCCCCCGGTGGACGGGCTGTTCGAGGTGCGGGGCGCGGTCGCGGTGCTGGTGGAATTCCGGGGTGGACACGTGGGGGACGGTGCCCTCGGGGAAGAAGCGGTACTCGGCCATGAGTCAGTCCCCGATGCGGTCGTCGATGAGGTACGTCTGGGTGTCCTTGTCCCACGCGAAGGCCAGCACGTTGTCCTCAATGCCGATCTGGGCGTTGCCGTAGGGCTGCAAGGTGACCCCAGTCGTCTTGGTCATTTCGCTCATGGCGTCCAGCGCCGCGGCAATCTTCCGCATGTGCTCGGCGGAGAGGTATAGGGGGCCGCTCACCGTCGGTACTCCTTGATCTTCCGGACCCAGGTGGGCAGCGTCTCGGCCTGCCATTGCTCGAACACCACACGGTCGGCGTCCATGAGGGCGTCTGTGTTGCACTCCTGGTAGCCCGCGTCCCACTGCGCCTTGCCCGCGATGGGGTGGACGTGCTCGACCACCACGTCCGGCAGGTACGTGATCGCGTCCAGCGCCCGGCCCAACGCGAGCCACGCGTTGTCGAGGTACAGGTGGACAGCGCCCGGCGGCACCATGTGCCCGGTGGCGAGGACGATGTCCGACGTCATCGCGACCTGCGTCGGCAACGCCGCACCCTGGATCAGGTCGTCCCCGTACACCAGCCCCGTACCCAGAACCGCCAGCGCGTCGAGATACCGACCATCCCAACCCACGGTCCGCGGCACGTGGTCGTCGCCCATGAACCCGATCGCCTCAGACCGGCCCGCCCACTTCACCGCGGCGGCATCCAGCGTCGGCCCCAGGCGCAGGCGCGGCCCCGTCTCCAGCCGGAAGAACGGCTCCCCCGCCAGACCGTCCGCAAGCTGCTGATACCCGGGCAGGGACGGGTCGTCCAGATCGACCAGGGCAACCAGGGTCGTCGGGCGGTCGCAGGTGCCGACGAACGCCTGCTGGAGACGACGCAGGTTGTCGGGCCGGCCCCGGGTGGGCACAAGGACGGTCAGCATGGCGGCTCCCCTTTGGCCCACGTACCACCACGGGGCCCGTAGATGTCGACGTGCTCCCCGTCGTGACCGCGCTTGCGGTCGCAGAGCATGCCCTTGCCGTTCCTCGCGTAGCAGATCTTCGATAGCTGCTCGTCGTCCGGGCCGGTCTCGGGCGGCGTCACGTAGCCGACCTGCCGGAGAGTGCTCTGGAGACGGTCGACCTCCCGCATCCATTCCAGGACAGAGTGGGTCTCGACGTGCTGCTTGATCGCTGCTTCGACCCGTGCGGCCCGTCCGAGGAGGGATTGCTCGACCATGGACGCGATGCTCTCGCTGGGAGTGCTGGCCGACGGGGCGGGCGTGAATCGGAGGGCATCTTCGGCTGCCAGATCCGGCTCGTCGTGGTGCCAGCCGCAGCCGGGCAGCGGGCACAGGTAGCGGGTGGTCGGGGTCATCATGGCGCGAGCACCTTCTGCCAGTCGTCGGCGTGCTGTTCGATCGTCCAGTCGGCGGCTTGCCGTCGGGCTGCCACGCCCATCTCGGTGCGCATCGCCTCGTCCTCAACCAGGGCCCGCAGGTGCTTGCCCCACTCGTGGTCGGACTTGACGAGGAACCCGGTCACCCCGTGCTGCACGAAGTCGGCGTAGGGCCCGTAGTCGGAGGCCACGACGGGGATGCCGAGGATCGCCGCTTCGAGGACCCGCAACGGGCTTTTGCCGCGGTTGAAATTGTGTGCCCGGAGAGGGGCCAACATGATCGAATAGTCGATCGCTCGCCAGTAATCAGGCACGCTGTTCGTCCATGGCGACCATCGGATGCGGTCGAGTGGGAGCCGGTACCGCTCGGGCCAGGACAGCGTCTCTCGCGCGGTGTGGCGGTATCTCTGGGGCGGCTTTTTCTGTCCCATTAGGTGTAGCTCGACCCGAGCTGGCGCGCGTTCAAGGTAGCGACGCAGGGACGGGGCGACCTCAGCGAGATCCATCTCGTGAGTGCCGGACCCTCCCCAGCCGATGACGACCTGCCCGTCCCTGCGAGGCCGCTCGTGGTCCAGCAGCCAAGCAGGGAGGTAGTTGGGGATCACGTGGACGTTGGGGTTCAGATGGCGTACTAGGTCAGCCAGCGGCTCGGTGGTGACGGTGACGGCGTCGGCGCACTGGATGTTCGTGTTGAGGTTCGTGACGACCGAGTCCCCGTTGAAGAACTCGTGGGCGCTGGCGCTGCGGTAGTCGACATCCCACAGGTTGTCGTCCAGCTCGAACACGAGCTTCGGCCGGTGCTTGCGGCGGGCCAGGTCTTGCCATAGGTCAGATGGACCGGGCTGCCCGTTCTTGCCGGGGTTGCAGATGCGTTGTCCGATGAGGGTGCGGGGGAGCTGGCTGGTTTCGAGGCGTTCGGACCAGCCGGTGCGCAGGCCGTGTTCGCGGAGTTGGGTGAGTGGCGTCATGATCCGGATGTGGCCGCAGCCGGTTCGGTCGGCCAGCCACCCGTAGACGTCGAGTGGTGGGGTGGCGGCGGTCATCTTCGGCGGGGCGTTCATCGGTTTCCCTGCTTCCGTACCGACCGGTCTGCGAGTAGGGCAGCGGCAGCGAAGAACGCGGTCGCGACCGCGCACGGGATGATCCACAGACTCGCGTTGGTGACCCCGGCGACCGTGCAGAAGACCGCGAAGGCAACCAGCGCGGACCACAGGCACGTCGCCTGGGCCAGCATCTTCACCAGGGGGTTCCTCACGATGTCCCCTCGGGATCGGACTTGACCTTCTTGTGTCCGGCGCCTCCTGCGGCTCGCTTGGCCTCGGCGATAGCGGCCCGGTAGCCGAACGCGTAGTCCGAGTCGGACTCGTACCCGCCACCCGGTGAGTCGGTCAGGCTTCCGACGCGGGTTAGCGCCGTGTCGTACTCGGCGGCCTGCTTGGAGTGTTCGCAGGAGTCGATGTGCGGCGGCCACCCCTCGGTGAGCCATGCCGGGGCGACGCCGTGGTCGGTCCAGCCGCAGTGGCGTTGCCCGATCTCGTAGCCGTGCCGGGCCCAGCTGCGTGCGTCGTTGAGCATGGCGATGGCGCTGCCGAGGGCGTCGACGGCCGGGTCGTCGCCGATCCCGAAGGCTTCGCGGAGTTGCCGGGACATCGCCTTGATGTCGTCGCGCAGGTGCTTCCGGGCGTCCTCGGACTTGGCAAGTTGGCGGCACGCGTTGTCCAAGGCGTGGGCGGGCACCGGCTGACCGGCTGTGAGGTCGATGCCGAGGGTGTCCAGCGCGAGCGCGGCGAGTGCCGGGGCGGCGGTCTCGCCTTCCTCGGGGGCTGGTTCGTCGACGGAGGCCATGCGCAGGGGGTAGTCGGCTTCGGGGATGTCGGCAGTGACAGCCCCGTCCCCGGGGGAGCCGAGCAGTTGCGCCGCCGCATCGCCGTCGCCGATCTGGTCGATCACCACAGTGAACGGCGGGCGCTCATCACGGTCGCCTGCGGGGAGTTCGAGGATTCTCAGGCGGGCCATTTCAGCTCACCTTCCTGTCGAGCACGTTGCGCCAGCGGGCAATGGTCTCGACGTGGACGTGGCCGGACTGCTTGCACGGGCGCCCGGGGTGCGTGTCGTGGACGAAGCGGGCGAGGACTTCCGACAGGGCGGCGGCGAGTTCGGTGATGCGGGCTTCGTGCTGCTCGCAGGAGACGAGGACCATGTCGGTGCCGACGGTCTCGCGGACGCGCTCGATGACGTGCTCCAGGTCGCGCACCTTCTCCTCGGCGGTCTGCGGCGGCGAGGGCTCCGGTTGGCCTTCGTTCGGCTCGCCGTACCCCGGGCAGCGCTTCTCTCCTTCGTCCCATTCGTGGGCGTCGTGCGCGTGCTGCTGGGCCAGCATCGGGCAGGGTGCGAGGGCGCCCCATCCAGTGACAGCGGCCGGCGCCGTGCACGGTAGGTACTCGGGGGCCCATCGGCGCAAGGCGTCGAACCAGGACCAGCCCTCGACGGGGGGGAGCAGCTCTTCGCCGACGTACTCGCGGGTCAGTCGGATGGCCTCGGCAAGTTCGCGAACAGCAGGCGGGCGTTGAGGGGTGTTGCTCATCTTGTCCTCCGCGTGCGGGCGGGGTGGGTGCGGGTTGGGGCGGCGGACCGAGCACCCGCACGGCGCGGCCCGCCGCCGGGTCGGAGTCCGCACGACCTAGGCACAGCGTAGCCGTTACCTTCGATTCGTGGGCAATACTGCGGGTCAGGGCTACGATTCGAAGGGACGCCGCGACGACAGGAGCACCCGCATGAGCACCACCCACCCGCGCAAGTACGGCCGCCGCCCACCCAAGAGGGCCCGCGCCCTCCAACTCGGCACCTTCCTCACCGGCATCGTCCCCGCGCACCCCGCGGCAGCCGACTACCTCGCCCGCCTCGGCCGCGGATGGCAGATGCTCGGCAACGACATCGCAGGCGACTGCGTCGCGGTCACCTGGGCGAACTTCCGCCGACTGCTGACCGCTCTGCTCGGCGGCCACGAGGTCTACCCCACCCAGGACCAGGTCTGGGCGATCTACAAGACCCAGAACCCCGGGTTCGACCCCAACGGATCCGCCGACACCAACGGCCCCGGGTCCAGCCACGACCAGGGCATGGACATCCAGACCCTGCTGGAGTACCTCGTCAAGCACGGCGGCCCCGACGGCGTGAAGGCCCTCGGCTTCGCGCAGGTCAACCCGACGAACACCGAAGAGGTCAAGGCGGGCCTCGCGATCTTCGGCGGCCTGTGGGTCGGCATCACCGTCCAGGAGTCCAACCAGCAGCAGTTCGCCGTCGGCAAGCCCTGGGACTATTCCCGCACCTCTCCCGACGAGGGCGGCCACTCCGTCCTCGGTGGCGGCTACGGAGCGGGCGGAGCAGGGCCCCTGAGTGGTGACGAGAAGTTCATCACCTGGGCCGACGAGACCTCGTTCACCGACGCGTTCTGGTCGCACAAGGTCGACGAGGTGTACGCGGTGATCTGGCCGGAGCACCTGAAGGATGACGCGTTCCTGGCGGGCGTCGACATGCACGCGTTCGCCGCGGCGTACACGGTCATCACCGACGGCAAGCCGTTCCCGGTCGTCATCCCGCCGCCGCCCGCACCGGTGCCTGTCCCGCCGGCGCCGATTCCGGTGGACGTCGACAAGGCCCTCGCCGCAGCGATCCGCGCCCGCCGCCCCGTCGAGGACGCGTGGCTCAAGGCGCGGGGCCTGTGATGACCGGCACCTACGGCCAGGACTGGGCGTCGTACCAGTCGGCGACCCCGCCCACCACCGGGCTCGGCTTCGCCTTTGTGAAGGCCACGGAGGGCACTGGGTACACCAACCCGCTGCACGCCGCGCAGGCCGCACACGCACGCGCTGACGGCCTCGTGGTCGGCCACTACCACTACCCGCACATGGCAGCCGACCCGGTCATCGAAGCCGGGTACTTCCTGTCCGCCGCCAAGCCGCAGACGGGCGACATCCTCGTCCTCGACTGGGAGGGCTACGACGACGCGAACAAGGGCGTCGCCTTCTCCCGGCAGATCGCGTACAAGGTCGCGTTCCTGGCCCGACTGCGGTCCGCCCTGCCGCTGCACCAGGTCGGCACCTACGCAAACACCGACTACCTCAACCGGGACCCGCACGGCGAGTACGGCGACTTCCTGTGGATCGCCACCGCGAACAAGCCCGCCGGCCAGCCCGGCATCGACCACATGTGGCTGTTCCACCAGTACGGGGCGTCCGGTGTCGACCGCGACTACTGCCCGCTGACCTTTGCCCAGCTCCGCAGTTGGGCGCACGCCAAGGAGAACGACATGCCCATGACCGACGCTGAGATCGACAAGCTCGCGGTGCGCGTCGCGCTGCGCACGAACTCCTACCGCAACGAGGCGGCCGACGCAGCGAGCGTCAAGGCCGGGCACGGGCACATTCCCGACGTGTACGGCCGGATCGTCGACACCCACGAGAAGGTCGGCGCCCTGGCCATCGGCGGCATCGACCTCGACGCGCTCGCCGTGAAAGTCGCAGCGCTCCTCCCCAAGCCGGCGACCGCGGCGGACATCGCCGACCTGCTCGCCGCCCGGATGAAGTCGTAACCCAACCACCAGATCGGAACTCGCCATGCAGCCTCACCTCGACACCGCGTACTGGATCGGCCTGCTCATCAGCCTGGTCCTGCCCGTCCTCGTCGGCCTCGTCACGACCCGCGTCGTGAACGCCTCCGTGAAGGCCGTGCTCCTCCTCGCCCTGACCGGCGTCACGGGGTTCCTCACCGAGTTCGCCGCACCGCACGACGCCGGGTACTCCGTCGCCTCCGCGGTCATCCTCACCGTCGTGTCCTTCGGCACCGCCGTCCTCTCCCACTTCGGCCTGTGGAAGCCCACCGGGATCACGGTCCGCGCGCAGGACTTCGGCACCAAGAAGTCCGTCGACCTGGCCGCCTGAGGTGCGGGCCGCGGCGGAGCGCATGGCGCGCCGGTGGGGGCGCCGCGGCCCGTTCCTGCTATTCCTCGGCGCCGGCAGCACCTTCTTCGGCGCGGGCATCATCGTCACCCCACCATCACCAGCCGGCCTGGGACTCCTCACCGGCCTCGCACCGCTGCACTGCTGGGCGTGGCTGTGGATCGTCGCCGGGGCCATCACGTTCGGCTCGGCATTCGTCAGGTTCGGCCGCGACGTGTGGGGGTTCCTCGCCGCGTCCGTGCCCCCCACCCTGTGGGCGTTCGCCTACGGATGGGCCGCGGTCACGGACACCTACCCGCGCGGCATATGGATTTTCCTGTGGTACATCACGGCGCACTGCGGCGTGATCTGGTGCGCATCGCGCGTCCCTCCCGAGCCAAGGGCCGGACGCCCCGTTCTGGAGGCGGTCGAAGGGAGACCCCGGTGAGCGGGTGGCTGAGCATTCTGGGCGGGGCTGTGACGGTCGTTGGTGTGATCGTCACCGGGTGGCTCACATACAAGGGCACGCGTACCGCGGCTGCCATCGCTGCAGGGCCAGCGGAGAAGCAGAACGAGTTCACAGTGCTGCAGGCGACGGTGTCCCGGGTGGACGAGGAGAACAAGGAGCTGCGGAAGAGGCAATCGCGGACGGATGCGGTACTGCGGGCGTTCGCACGATCAGCGGACCGCTGGTGCCGGCAGATGACCCGCGCCGGGATCGAACCCGAACCCGCCGACCCCTTGGTGGACGAGTACAACCGAACTGGAGTCTGATCATGCCGCTGCCGGATGGTGTGCCGACGTTCACCCTGGTCGCCGACTTCCCCCCGCTCGCCCCTGACGGCACCGAACGCCAGGGCTCGTTCACCTTCACCCCCGTGCCGCCGATCCTCGCCGCACCGGACGCCGTGTACCTCGGCGTGGAGAACTCGACTCTCAACGCCAGCGGCGCCATGAGCAAGGAGCTCGTCGCGTGCGACGCGTTCGACGAGCCGTTCGCGTGGCGCGTCGACGGGAACATCGACGGGCTGCCGCCGTTCTCCGTGAACATCAGCGTGCCCGCCAGCGCGGGCACCGTGAACCTCGGGGCGGCTGCGGAGTTCGAGGCACTCCCCCCGGACTACGTGGTGGTCCTCGGCCCGCAAGGACCAGAGGGACCGGCCGGCTCCGGCGGCGGTACGGGTACTCCGTCGTCAACAGTCGTCGCGGGCACCAGCTTCGGCCAGTCCTCCACGGCCGGCACGGGCACTGCGTACTCCCGGGGTGACCACGCGCACGGCACGCCGGCGACCCCGACGAAGAACACGGTCGGCCTGGGCAACGTCGACAACACCAGCGACGCGTCCAAGCCGCTGTCGACCGCGGCGACGGCCGCCGTAGCCGCCGAGGTGACGCGGGCCAATGCCGCCTACGATGCGGCGGGCGCCGCCGGGACCGTGGCCGGCTCACTGGCCACGCACACCGGCGCCACGACGAGCGTCCACGGCATCGCGAACACCGCGGCGCTGGTCACCACAGCGGACTCCCGCCTGGCGGACAGCCGCACCCCGACCGGCACGGCCGGCGGGGACCTCGGTGGGTCGTACCCGAACCCGTCGGTCGCGAAGGTCGCCGGGGTCGCAGTCAGCGGGACGGCATCCAGCGGGAAAGTCTTGACTGCGACCGGGGCGGCGGCCGCGTCGTGGCAGACCCCGGCAGGCGGGGGCGGTGGCTCCGCGATGGTGTCCGTCGACGACCCGATCAACGAAGAGATCGTCGTACTGCAGTCAGCCGCAGCGTGGACGATCGTGGCGACCTCGGGCGGCACGGAACTCGCCCGGTCCATCCCGGCCGCTGTTGGCGACCGCATCTGGTGGTCGGTCAGCTTCATGCGCACGGGCGGCGTGGTCTTTCTGGACGTCGGCATCAAGGCCGCGGCCGGGGGGATCTCCCGGTACGCAAGCTCGGGCACGGGGACGCCATCGGAGGAGGGCTACCCGCCGCTGTACCCGCAGTCCAGCACGTTCCCCGGGGTACTGGGAATGCGGCAGTTCATCGTGCAGGAGGGCGAGGTCGACGGCGACGGCAACGCGACGATCGCCCTGGCGTACAAGGGCCCGGCGGACGGTGCCACGCAGAAGATCTACGCGGGCTCGGGCTATCAGCTCGACTGGTTCCTCGCCAACCCAGGCCCCAATCCCGCCTGACCCCCCGCGCAGCAGCGCCCCCGTTGCCGTCGTGGCAGCGGGGGCGACTTTCGTGCGTCCGGGGTCAGGCCCGTGCGTGCCGCCGCGTCCTCGGGATTGCCGTCTCCAGCGTGATCTCGGTGTGCGGGTCGTAGAGCTTCGCGACAGGCCCGGCCGGCGGGGGGCCGCCGGTCACTGCGGGCACGGCCACCGTCGGGGCGTCCGAGGCTCCGCCGAGGCTGACCTCAGCCCCGTTCTGGCGGGTACCCCAACCGGTCTTGGCACAGGTGACCATGCCGTACCAGCGCATGGCCCGCAGAACAGTCCACGCCCACACCACGGCCAGCGGCATCAGCAACCACGTCACAACCCGCGAACCGAACGACTCGTCAGACCGGGCAATCGACAGGTACCGCAGACCCTGCGCCCAGCCGATGAGGAACGGCACCACCGCGAACGACGCGGGCGGCCGGTTGCCGTAGCCGAACGGCTCCACGACCAGCAGCCACCCCAGGACGACCGTGGACAGGGCCATCTGGAACCAGCGCATCAGGTGCAGCCAGTACGCGGCCCGGTTCAGCGGCAGGTACCGCAGCCGCCAGATGGAACGGATCGTTGAGCCACGCATCCATCTGCAATACATTCTGAGAAGGTGAGACGTCTTCTCCGGCATCGCGGTGAACACCACCGCAGTCGGCTGCTGCACGGTCCGGCCGCGGAGCAGCGCGTACAGGGTCAGCATGCTGTCGTCGGAGAATCCCACCGGCCGGCCGAGGAACGTCTCGTTCAGGTAGCTGTCCAGGTTGTCGCGGATCACGGCGGCCCGGTAGGCGGCCAACGGCCCGGAGTTGACGATGACGGAGCCCATCGCGGACATCGCGGAGCGGTCGACGAGCTGCCCGGTGACGAACCACAGGTCGGTGATGCGGGTCTGCAGGTTCTTCTTGTGGTTGGTGGCCACGACAATCCCGGCGACGGACTGGACGTCCGGTTTGGCGAACGGTGCGAGGATCTGCTCGATCGCGTTGGGGGCGAGGCAGGAGTCGGAGTCGACGGTGATGTAGATGTCCGCGGCCGGCGAGGCGTTGACGGCGTGCGCCTGGGCGTGGCGTTTGCCCGCGTTGGGGACGCGCCGCCACGTCACCTCGATGGCCGCCTGGGTGGCGGCGGCAAGCCACCAGTCCCTCACTGCGGCGTAGTCGGTCTTGCTGCCGTCATCGACGAGGTGCACGGAATCCGGCAGGCGGGTCTGGGCGAGGAGGGATTGCAGGCACATCCGCAGGTACCCGTCGTCCTCGTTGTACGCGGGGATGATCACGGCGACGTGCTGGGCGTCGAGCTGGCGGCGGATCCGCGGGGTGAGCTGCCGGGGCCGCTCGAGGTGGTACATGACGGTCTGGGCGATGAGCAGCACGAACGTGGCGGCCCAGACTGCGGCGAGACGCCCACCGGTGCGGCTGCCGTAGTCGGCTGCGTGGAGGGCGTGTTGTGCCGCCCAGGCTGCGGCCAGCGTCAGGGTGACGGCGCCGGTGAGGACCGTGCCGGAGCGGTGCTGCCGTGCGGTGGGCGTCTCGCCGGCCATCAGATCTGGCCTGCCGTGCGTCCGCGGCGGAACCCGAAGCGGATGGCTACGGCGCCGAGACCGATGATGGCGAAGGCGATGGCCAGGAGCCACCATCCGGTGATGGCGGTGCCGCCGACGACTATGACGCCGGCGGCGGTTCCGGTGCGGGCGAGTTGGGCATGGTCGGACATGTGGGTATCCCCCTGATTGGTGTGGTGGTTGGTGATTCAACCGTTGATGTGCGGGTGAGATCGGGTCTGTTACGGCTTCCGGACATTGGGGCAGTTGTGCGGCGGTGGGCCGCGCGCCCCCAGGCGGTCAGTGCGCATGGTGGGCGATCCAGACCAGCAGCGGCAGAACCAGCAGCAGGCCCACGGCAACCAGTGCCCGCGCATCCCCCGGCCGGCGGCGCCGTTGGAGCAGGCGCTCCCCGTCTGGGACGTGCCCGCCGTGGACCTGGTCCCGGTGGGCGTCGCGGTCGGCGAGCATCTCCGCCCGGGTGCGGACGGGCAGGCTCGTCGTCGCGCACTGGCCACACCGGTACCGGTACACGGCTCAGCGCTTCCGAGGTGTGCTCAGTTCGGCCACCAGGGGCGACGGCTGGACACCGTGCAGCACCGCGCCGTCGAGAGCGGCAGCGGCTGCCGCGGCGATATCCACTGAGCCTGCGGCCGACTTTGCCCGGGGCTGGCGGGTCTTCTTCGCCGCTTCGGCGACCCCGGCGTATGACGCCCACGCCACCAGCACGCAACCGATGCTCACATGCAGGGCCAACTGCCCCAGGGGGTGCGCGAGATATTCATGCCAGAACGAGGAGGCCGCGGCGACAGGGAGGTGAGTAAGGACCAGATCTCTGGCTGCGTGATCGAAGCCGATGCCCCACGCGTAGTAGCTGAGCATGGCGGCCAGCGTGCAGAGGCGGCCGGCGCGGGTCTGGACGGCCAGCAGGAAGAGTGTCCCGACGACCAGGAGAGGAGCGAGCAGTAACGAGCGGAACGCCGCGGCGTACGAGGGCAGCGCTTCTGCGGCTCGCGCCTCGGCGATGCGGCCGTAGAGACGGTAGCGAAGGGCGTTGACCGACAGCTCGAACGGAGATGCCGAAGATCGGCTCGGCGGTCGCGTGACGGGCTGCTTCGAGTCCGCTAGGTCGGCGAGATTCGCGCGGTAGTAGGGGGCGTTGAGGAGCCGGTGGCCGTCCTTGGCGTGGTTCTTGATGAGCCGGGCTTCTTCGGCGAGCAACTTGTCGCCGGGCGCCGTGGCAATGGTGTCCATCCGGGGCAGCAGGCCCTGGTTGCCGAGGCTGGTGAACCACACCCGCATGGCCGGGTTCGTCGGCGCGCTGAGGTGCTGAGCGAGCCGTTCGAGGGGCTGGTTGATGGTCTTGCCGACGTACCGGATGGCCCCGTCTCGGGGGTCGGTCAGGGTGTAGACGATGCCTTTGCGGGTGGCTGCCATGGGGCTATCGGGTCCTTCTGGAAGAGGCTCGCGTGGCGCTCTACGGATGCGGGGAGCGCGCGTGGAGTCTGGGAAAAATGCAGGTCAGGGGGTGCGGACTATCGGCTCCACAAGGTCGCTCTCCACTTCCGGGGGAGGGGTCGCGGTAGCGGCCGTAAGCGCGTCCATGATGGCCTGCCGGGTCACCCCCGTGCGGCCCGATACGGGGCCCACTCGGAGGGTGCGCTGGACGGGGATTCCGTACTGCTCCAGGAGGGTCCGGATGTAGTGCCGGGGGAAGCCCTTCCCGAAGTCCTGCTGGGCGAGCTGGAGGTGCAGTTGGTCGAGGTGGATTCCGGAGGCGCCGCGGGTGGTTTTCTCCAGCCAGCGGAGGACCGCGAGCTGGCGCCCTTCGGGGGTGTCCGGGAGGGGTTCGGCGCGTGGCTCCTGGGGCGCTGGAGCGGGTGCCGTCTTGGGCTTCTCCTGGGGCTTCTGGGGGGCGACGGCCCATGCGGCAGCGAGCAGCGCGGGCGCGGCGGCCGCGGCAGTCGCGGGGGCGTACGGCGCGAGGTGCGGTCCGAGGGCGGCGAGTGCGCCGCCGAGTGCGGGGAGGGTGATGAGCGCGCAGAGGGCGCCGGTCGCGGCGGCGTCGAGTCGGTCGGCGCGGGTCGGGCCCTTGGGGACGGTCTTCTCCCCCGCCGCCTTCTCTTTAATGATCTTGACGGGGTCCGGTTCCTTCTCGTCCTTCTCCGCAGGCTTCGCCGCGGTTTTCTCCGCGGTCTTCGCCGCAGGCTGCGGCTTCGGAGCCGTCGCCGCCCACCCCACCCGAACCGCCTTCCTGAGCAGCCGGAACGCCGTTTTGATGAGCACCCCGAAGCCCGCGGGCACGTCCCGCGCGGCGGCCTTCCGGGCCACCCTGCGGCAACTGCCGCCGAGCCCCCGGAACGGGATGAGCAGCTCGCTGAGCAGGCTCATCACGCGCCGCCTGTGTAGTGCCCGATGGACATCCGGACCGCGTTGACGGCAACCCCCCAGGCGCCGCCTGCTGTGGCGTAGGTGCCGGCGGCCGCAATGCCGAGGATCGTCGGAATGATCATCCGCTTCCACGGCCAGACGAACGCCAGAACGGTCAGCGCGAGGGCCGTTCCGCCCGCGTTGTTGCTGCCGCCGCCGTTGCCCAGGACGCTGGTCGGGAGCTGCGCGACGCTGTTGGCGAAAGCCGCCCAACTGGCGCCGGCCGCCAGCCATACGCTGCCGGTGAGGATCCCCCACGAGGCGGCCCCATCCCGGTGGTGGAGGAACTTGGCCCGGTCGGACTTGCGTAGACCGGCGACCATGACGAGGGCACAGACCAGGGACAGCCCGGACAGGGTCATGGGACCGGCGATGTGGCCACCCTGGACGCCCTGAACAGTGGCCGGGGCGGCGGCGATGATGCTGGTCACTGGGCTGCTCCGGGTGCGTAAAGGGCGACGGCGAGGACGGCGGAGGCGAGGGGGATGCGGCAGACCCAGACGAGGAATGCCGGCCGCCATCCCTGGGCGCTGCCGTCGGCGATCGCGGTGGCGAGGATGAGGCCGCCGCCGAGCCAGAGGGCCGCTCCGGTGCCGGACTGGTGGCCGCAGTCGGCGATCCAGGATCGGAACAGCGGGGCCAGGTGGGCGAACCATCCGGTGCCCGCGGCGCCGCCGTTGAGGACGAGCCAGCGGGTGCGCCGGTTGATCTGCGCCCAGCCGGCCTGCCATTCGCGGGCCGGGTTGCGGCGGTCGCGGCGTACGGCCTGCGGGGTGGACTCGTCGACGGGGTCGGCGTCCTCCCACTCGGGCTCCGTGTCGGCCGGCTGCTCCTCCGCCTGCGGCTTGGCCGGCACGGGGCGTTTCAGGGTGGGGATACGGCGGCGTTTCGGGACGGCACCGGCGTGGTCGTCCTTCGTGTCGTCGTAGAGGCGCTCCCACCAGTCCCCGCCCGGGTGCGGGCGCGGCGGGGCGACGGGCGGGGGTGTGCCGTCGATGATGCGGCGGAGGTTCATTCGGGTGCGGCGCTCGTCCGCGCCGGGGGGTGTGGTCATGAGGCGGCCCTCCTGGGTCACGGGTAGTAGCCGGTGCCGGATGAGGCGGTGCGGCGCTTGCGGTAGCGGGACAGCTCGGAACGGACGTACTTCGCGGTGACATGGATGCCGCTATCGGCGAGGCGCGCCACGATCTGAGGCGCCGCTGCGGCGCGGTCCGCCTCGTGGACGGTGCGGACTGCGGCGGCCTTCGACATGTCGGCGAGGCGCATCGCCTCATCGGCGTGCAGCTCGAACGAGGCGTCCGTGGTGCCCGTCTGCATCGCGGGCGCCTCAAGGGGCTGACCTGCGCGCATCGCGGGCGCCTCACCCGCGGGCGGGATCTCGGCCGGCAGGGTTGGCGCCTCGGCTCGGGGAGCAGGGGCGGGCGGCGAGGCCGCTTCCTCGCCCTTCGGGGAGACGTTGGTGACTGCAGTGAGACCGTGAGGCGCCTCATGTGAGGCGCCGGGCTGGAGTGGGGCGCCGTAGCGGGTGAGGCGCAGCGGCAGGACCGCCTCAACGGGGGCCTTGCGGCGCCATCCGGGGCCGTAGCGGGCGCGCAGTTGGGCCCGGTAGATGAGGCGGTCCCGCTCCATGCGGATGACCTCGTCGTAGGAGCGCAGTTCCCAGAGCTTCATGCGGCGCCACAGCCGGAACGTGGGCAGCGGGGCGAGGATCCAGCGGGTGAGGCGCACCGACTCCATGTGCTTGTCGGCGGTGATGTCCGCGGTCCGGCCGACGGCGTGGCGCCCGGCTTCGGCGACGATGATGAAGAGCACGGGGATGATCGCGTGCATGCTGACGCCGAGCGGATCGGGCCAGGCCGCCGCGCCGTTGAAGGCGATGGTGGCGGCCGTGAGCAGCCACGCGGTCTGCCGCAGCAGCGGGAACGGGATGCGCAGCCAGGTCAGCAGTAGATCGAGTGCGAGCAAGACGACGATGCCCGCGTCCACGCCGATCGGGAAGACGTTCGCGAACCAGCCGAAGCCCTTGTCCAGGGCGAGAGAGCGCACCGCCGCGTACGAGCCGGCGAAGCCGATGCCGGCGATGGCCACTGCGCCGGCCGTGACGGCGGCGGCGATGCGTCGCTGTGTCGGGGTGAGGGCGGGGCGCGTCACGGGGGCCTTCCTGGCGTGGGGTTGGCGGGTGGGGCCGCGCCGGGTGTGGGTGTGCACACCCGG